TCCGTTGATGGGATATCTGATTGGTGATGCAGACATAGGAAAAGTAGATAGATATTCATTTGATATTAGTACTGATTCATATATCGTTGACGAAATTATTACACAGGGTGCATCATTTGGCTCAACAATCACATATGTAGATGATATATTTGTAATATCAGAACCTACAGGAACACCTAAGGTATATGTTTATCAATTATTAACAACAACGTTGGTAAATGAAATTGATTTATACCAAACTATTACTGCACCCGGTGGCGTAACAAATTGGGGGAGTGCAACAGCACTATCTGGTGATAAGAATTGGTTATACATTTCTGCAACTGACTTGAATAGAGTATATGTATACAGATTGTCAGCATTAACTAATGAATATGAATTGTCAACATACTTTACTGTAGCCGGTTTAACATCAGGAGATCAATTTGGATATTCAATTGCGACAGATTATTACGGTGATACAGTAGTAGTTGGCGCGCCATATCAAAATTATGATATTAATACTGAAAACTACGGCTACACTTATGCATTTGCCAGAACAGTTCAGAACTTTGAAGTACAGGCTACGAGCCAATCATATGTACCGCAGTCATTCCCGTTGACATGGACGCCCTCAACATTATCTACTACTGCTAATACTATATCAGGTAATGCTATTACTTTGGGAAGTGTGTCAGGATTGAGTGATGGAGTTAATGGAACACCAATAGTATTCACTGGTACACCATATGGTGGAATATCCGCTAATACTGTTTATTATGTAAAACAAATTTCCGGATCAACTATTACAATTTCATTAACACGAAATGGTACTGCGCTTACGTTAACTAACAGTACAGGAACAATGACAGCTACTGGTCAAACAACACCGTTGTTTGTCAATTTTAACGGAACACCGTTAGAAGATAACACTTACGCTGTTATCAGTTCAACGTTGTACATCTAGAGTGGTCAGACACCAACATTAAATGCAGGTGATATTGTCAATGTAAGTGGCTCTAACTTTGTATTAGCACAAACATTAACTAATGAAGAACCTCCAAGAATAGGTGTACAATTTGGTACAAGCGTTGACACTAACAACTTTGCTAATGAAATATTAGTGGGTGCACCGTTTGAATTAAGTGATACTAACCAAGAAGGTGCAGTACATCGATATACAAATGGTGGTGAGAAATATGGTATCATTATTGGTACAGCAGATTGTAATATTACTACTCAACGAGTAATACTATTGAATGGATATTCAATTACATTACCTGTTGGCAATGCAACAGTTGTATCCAATGCTATTAATTCTGCTGGTATTACTAATATCACATCAACTGCAATTGATGGAAAACTTATTATTCAATTGATAGATATAGCAATTGGTGTACCAAGTAATAAATTATCATTGACTGTATTAAACAGCGCAACATTAGCTGAAATGGGTGTAAATCTTTATACTCAAACACAAAAAATATTATGTCCACATACTATTGGACCAACACAATTTGGTACTGTAGTTAAATTCAATGAGCAAGGTTCATTTGTAGCCAGCGCGCCTACAGGAATGCGTTACAGTTCAACTACATTTGATTTTAGTGATGATGAATTAGATAACGATACAGTATTTGATAATAATGCTACTCAATGGGTAGACACATTTACAAATGCTGGTGCAGTTTACATGTTTGATTACCTATCAACATATAATGAAAATTTAAATGTTCCGGGTAAGTTTGCATATGCTCAAAGTGTAAATGCACAAAACTTAGATTACGGTGCTCAACCAATGTATGGTCAAGCAATTGATTTTAACAATAATCATGTTATCATTGGTACACCTAATTTCAATCCAACATCAAACCCAGAAGACACAAATGGTCAGGTAATAAGCTATATAAGTTTAAGTAGTGAACCAGATTGGGCAGTATATAGAAGTTCAGCACCGGTTGTTGATATTAATAGCATAGGTCCAATACAATTGTTCAGTGCGTCAACAAATAATACATTAGAAAACTTAGATTATTTTGATCCATTGCAAGGTAAGTTATTGGGAGCAGTACAAGAAAACATTGATGTTATATCAAATAATGATCCTGCCGCTTATAACAATCCTGGAAATACACAACGTGGTATTGTTTGGGGAGCAAGTCAAGTTGGACAAATTTGGTTTAATACTACCAATACACGCTTTGTTAACTATCATCAAAATGATGTAACATACAATAGTCAATATTGGGGTAGAGTATTTACGGGAAGTGACGTAGCTGTTTGCTCTTGGATAGAAAGCGATGTTCCTCCTACGCAGTATATCTGACCCGGTACACCGTTTAACATAAACACTTATGCTATTCATGCTGTACTTAATACTGAAGGCACGGTAGTACCGGTTTATTACTATTGGGTAAGAAATACTAATATTGTTTTTACTCAAAGAGGAAAAACTTTAGCAGACTCAACTATTCAATCTTATATTGCACAACCACAAAATACCGGTATAGGTTATTTTGCACCATTGCAATCTAATATTTTTGCACTTTATAATTCTGCATCATATATAAATGCAAACGATACAGTACTGCATATTGGTTATGCGTCCGGTTCGAGTGACGATGTAGCACACAATCAATTTAGTTTAATTCGTGCCGGGTACGCCGATGATTTCTTAAATGGTATCCCTGGATCAGGCGCGGCATATCAAAATCACGGTGCAGTTGGAATCGATCAACCAATTGGATTATACAATAGGATGCTAGATAGTTTAGCTGGGGTTGATAACTCCGGTGCAGTGGTTCCTAATCCATTCTTACCAAAACCTGTACAATCAGGTGTTCTTGCTAGACCAAGACAAAGTTTCTTCTATAATAGATATAACGCATTAAAGAATTATTTACAATATGCTAACGCTATAATGGCACAATTCCCTATTGTAGAAATAAGAAATCCTCAATTCTTATACAGAGTAGGTGAAATTAATCCAACAACAGATCAACCATTCTTTGACACAACAAAGTATTGGAATTTAATTACCTGGTGGGCTCCTGGATATAACAATAACACACGTGCTTCATTGCAAGTACCAATCTATGCTGATTTATCAACCTTAAATGTTGATACAGGTACCATCGTCACTGTTGCTACTAATGGTGCCGGAAATGCTGAAACTTATGTTCTAAGTGCAGATGGCAATTGGACACGTATTGGTTTAGAAAACGGAACTATTGAGTTTAGTAATTATCTTTGGGATTATTCTGCGGCTAAATTGGGCTGGGGCGATAACTTTTTTGATACTACACCATACGATGAGTATCCAAGCGAAGAAACACGTTATATCGTTCGTGCATTAAATGAAGAAATATATACAAACGAATTATTAGTATATAGAAATAAGAGTTTGATATTATTATTTGAATACATTCAAAGTGAAACTATTGAAAGTCAAAATTTCTTACCATGGTTAAATAAAACTTCATTTATTGATGTATCACACACTATTCGTGAACTACGTCCAATAGAAGTATTCCAATCAGACTATCAAGATTTCTTGACTGGCTATCTAAATGAGGTTAAACCATATCATGTGGTTATTAAAGAATTCTTGTTTAAATATACCGGTATTGATGTTTTTGAAGGTGATATTACTGACTTTGATTTACCGGCACAGTGGAGCCCATCAACACAAACATTTATATCACCTGAATTGGTATATGCAAATCCAAATACCATTGATGAATTTTTACCAACAGATACAATTTGGCAATCACCTTCATATAGTCAATGGTATCAACATTATGGTTTAAGTATCGTTGGTCAACCGGCATATCCTATATCAATACTAGAATCATTTATACCATTAAATTCTAATTCAATGTATGTTGATAATGCTACTGGTTTCCCGGTAACCGGAGTAGTATTAATTGGTACCGAATTGATATCATATAACACAGTTAATTTAGCAACTAATCAATTATCAGGATTATCTCGAGGAGTGAATGGTACACCTATACAAATTCATGTACCTGGGGAACAAATTATTATAGATTTACCTGCGGTATTAGTTTTAAACTCAGGCCGTTCTTATGCTAATCCTCCGTTAATTACTGCAAGTATTGATACTACGTTATATCCGGCACCAAGAGTGCCTGCTCAATTAGAACCTATAATGAGCCTTGACAAGGTTATAGGTGTGAATGTGATTAATCCAGGTGAAGGTTATGTTGTATTACCTACAATTAACATCGAACCTGCTTTTATAGTTAGTGTAAATAGTACCAGCGTGAACTTAGTTAATAATACAATTGGATTAGTATCTGCTACATTGCAAACCGGAGATTTAGTTGTTTATAATCCTGGTAGTGGTTCTACTCAAATTGGTGGTTTAGATGTTGGCCAACGTTACTATATTGGTTTGTTAGAATCTACACCATCACCAATTATTGCTATCTATAGTACATATAGTGACGCATTATATGATCGTGATAGAATTGTTTTAACCAGTACTGGTACTGGAACACAGAAATTCAGTGTTGGTGCGTATGCTTCTTGTGTAACAAGCGCAACACCAGTAAGAGAAAACAACATAACATTACGATTTGATAGAACTTCATATACCTCTAAGGTAATAGATTGGGAACCAGCTGGATTCTACGGTTCATTCTATGCAGGTGATTATGCAGATGAACAGATATTTTCTTCATCATCAATTAAACTATACAGCACGAATCCGCCGATTGGTGGTATTCTTGCAGGAGAAACATTTGGTATTACTGCATCCTCACAGGGTGGAGTATTTCAAATATTAGATGTTGAAAATTTACAGACACTAACATGGTCATCACGTACAAGAGATACAGTACAGACATATGGATCTGCATCACTATATCCAAATGCTATTCGTATTAATCCTAGTACAGGTGGTGCTGAAGTAGCCGGAGAAATTGGTTCTACGATTGGTTTCTACATTGGTATGCCAATTAAATTTGTAGGTGCTGTCCCTGTAGGTAGCCCAATTATATCATCTAGCCCATCTGTGGATAACAAATATTATGTTAAATCATTGGTACAATTACCAAACCCTGACACGGGTTTATTAGAAGATACTGGTTTCACTATATCAGATACAGTTGATGTTAATGGTAACCCAGGTTCTGTTTTAGTATTAAACACAGCACCGGTACCAACAGCAGGACTAACATTATATGTAGGTAATTTAACTAATACAGCATTACTGACTATTAATTATGATGGATTAAGAAATGCATCTGCAACATCCTCAACTAATAATTCAGTAACAGTTGATTTAACTGTTACTGGTCAAGCTGGAACCAGTCTGTTCTATACGGGACTTCCTATATTCTTTGTTGGCACTGAATTTGGCGGCATCAACGAAAATAAACGTTATTATGTAAATGCGGTAATAGATGAAACTACATTTACAATGACTGAAACTTCTACTCCTACAATTATTGATTGTACTGAAACTGTTGCCGCCGGCAATTTAGTTATATGCACAACAACAGTTGATTTAAGCGTAAATGATCCTGTCATTTTTAATAATATGGGTATTAACGGAAACGCAGTAGCCACATTTGGTAATATTGAAAGTGGAACATTATACTACATTAGAGAAATAGTATCAACTAGTACGTTTACATTAAGCACATCAATTAATGGTCCTGTATTCGTATTAGCAAATCAGTCGGCTAGTAATGATACAATTGCACCTATGTTGTTACAAACTGAGGTTGTTCAGTTAACAACTGCAACTGGTTCAATGCAATTAAATGTTAATAATGCAATAAGTCCTGGACAAATTAGTGGACAACAATTTACATTGTATGGTCAATCTGGACCATATATTGACCAGTCAGGAATTGCATCTGATTTAATTGATAGAGTAATTACATCTACTATTGGTACTATTGCTTTTCCTTACAATAGAGTATGTTTATCAAATATTGGTGGAGGAATAACAAACATCTATGCAAATATGTATTTTGATGTTTCAGATAGTATTGGTGGATTAACACCCGGAGGTGGATCGGGTGTGGATGATTCATATGAGATAACTGGTACTGGAACTACTGCTATTAACGTTACTAGAGCAGACTCATCGGGTAATTGGTTAGCAATCACATATACAACAAATCCTGACTATCCTGATACCAGTGACGCTTTATACGTAGGCATGCCTATATATTTTAGCGGAGAATCATTGGGAGGTGTGTTATTAGATACAGTATATTATGTTTATGAAATCGAAGCACCATCTGGTCTTTATCCTGGTGGTAGATTTAAACTGTCAGAAGATGTGGCTGTTCCACGTGATGTGTTTGTCATTAATTTTACTCAAACTGGTATAATGTTGGGCACCGGAGAGTCTTATGTTGAGGTAAGTGAGACACTAAGTACCGATGTTGCACTGTCTGATACTACTACATTAACTCAGGTTGTTCAAACTATTGCCGAATTTAATGTTAGTTCAAAGTTGGGCGGTTACTCTATATCACCAACTATAAATGGTACCGGATATGCGGTTAACAATCTTATTACAATTTTGGGTACAAATTTAGGTGGAACAACACCTACAAACGACTTACTATTGACTGTATTGACAATCGATAGCAACGGCGGTGTATTAACTGCAATTGCAGGTGGAACACCATCCGGAGTAGAAAATCAATACTACTTAAAAGTAGTCAATGAAGGTCAGGTAGAAGTGTATAGTAATCCTAATATGACAGTTGCAGTAAGCGGTCAAAACTTCCCTTATGTTGGGGCAACAATTACAACAGCAACAATAGCTACTGCATCTAACAACAGATTTACAGTAACTAGTTCTACAGATTTTAACATCAATGAACCGGTGGTATTTACTGGTACAGTATTTGGAGGTGTTGTTCCAGCGCAGACTTATTATATTTTAACTAAGCCAACGTCAACTACAGTAACTATTTCTGATACAATTGGCGGAACAGTTTTTGATATTACAACAGATGCTACGGGTTCAATGACAATGGCATCGGCCGGCGACTATGCTTTATTACCTCAGCCTTTCTACTTTGATGCAAGTCTTGTGCGATATAATAACAATGTGTATCAATGTATTATCAGTAACAACGATTCAGAATTTATTATTGGTAAATGGGAATTATTGCAATCAGGTAATAGAAAATTAAATGCATTAGACAGAGTTGTTGGTTATTACAAACCAGATAAAACTAATGTTGAGGCATGGAACCAATATATTAATATGCCCGGAGATGATCTAACACAATTATTTACTGGTATAACTTATCCAAATAGCACCTATCAGGGTAACGCATTCCCTCCATCAGAAGAATTTGTACTTGATACTATATTAACTGACCAACCATTCTATCCAACTGGTATTAATTTAAAATCTATAGTTTGGAATGGATTATTATATTTGGCAGTATCTGATACTTCTACTAATGCATTGGTTAATGCAAGTACAAATAGTATTGATTGGACAATAAAACAGTTGGCAAATTCTCCAATTGGTATTACTGATTTAATATATGCAGGTGGAAAATATGTTGTTACCACAACTAATAATGCTACTCCGATATTAACAAGTACCAACGGAGCTGAATGGGATTCTACTATTTCGTACACTCCGGTAAGTACAGCAACAAGTCAATCTCTTTCAATGAATGGTGTTACTTACAATAACGGATTGTATGTCGCAGTTGGTGACAATGTTATTTCATCTACTGATTTAAATACTTGGACAAGTGTGTATGAATTTCCTAATAATGGATTAGTAAATACACTTAATGATGTTGCATATGTAAGCAATGCAGGATTTACTGGTTTTGTTGGAGTTGGTTTAGGTCAACGTTATGTTGCAGGACAAGCTGTTTCTGCAGGTATTATATATGCAAGCCCGGGTAGTGCTACTGCATGGTCTATGACTTCATTTAATCAAACTGAATATGGATTAAATGCGGTTACATCAAATGGTCAAACTATAGTGGCAGTGGGTGACAATGGTCTAGTATATACTAGTTTTAATACATATGATTGGTACTTACAAGCATCAGGTGTCTCTGAAAATTTAAACAATATTATTTGGGACAGTGTTAATAATATATTTGTTGCAGTAGGAAATAATGGTACAATTATTACTGCTCCTATTGACGGGGCAACTTGGAGTGATTATACAGACACTGGAGTAACAAGTGAAGACCTTGAAAGTGTTTTATATAACAATGACTCTAGTGAATATATAATTGTAGGATTTAATAATACTGTATTAACAAGTGTGGACGCAGAAACATGGACTTTATCTGCTAATTTTGAAACGATTCCTACTGTATACACTGTACAAGGTGACGCATTTACTGTTGGTTATGGTCCGGAAGAACTTGTAGCCGGTGTTGTTACGGATGCAATAACTATGATTACTGCTACCCGACCAGGTACAAACTGGGATGAAACTATATACCAACATGTTGGGTACAATGTAGTTTCATTAGAACTAACACCAACTAGTGGTACTCAAACTGAGTATAGTTTTTTATATGCAGTATCTACCCCAGCACAATTAACTGTGTCTGTGATTAATTATGTTACTGGGTTATCAACTACATTAGTAGGACCAAATACTGATGGAATTAATTCGGACTACACAGTTGATTGGGTTAATAAAGTTATTATATTAAATAATCCAATAGCATATGTGACCGCAGGTACATCAGACAAATTAAGAATAGATGTGTATGAAACCGGTAACGGAGATCAATTAGTTAAGGCTAATACAGAAACAGATCCTATTCGTGATAATACAGTAACTGGATTTCAAGAGATATATGTTAATGCAAATTATAGTGCCGGCATATATCAAGGTTCAGGTGTTATTAGACCCACAACAGAACCACAACAAGCTACTGCTATTTCAACAAGTGATATAACAGATGCTATTACTTGTGTAAGCGTACAAGATTTTGTATTAAATGGTGCTATCACATTCAGTGGAGCAGTATTTGGTAATATTGTAGAAGATCAAGTTTACTATGTAAAATCTATAAGCTATGTTTCAAATAGAATTACTATTTCAGAAGTATATAATATTAGTACAGGTACTGCAGGAGCAACATTCCCCTTAAGTACTGCTACAGGTAGTATGGAAGTTATTATTCAAGTTGGAACAGGTACTGTTTGGACACCTCCTCTGGTATTTGATAATGGTTCTAAATTAGTATTAGGACATACCGCTACTGTAACAAGAACAAAAAGCATAACTAATACTATAACTTCTATTACAACTGGTGATTTAGTAATAGATCAGGCTATTAAATTTAGCAATACAATATTTGGTGGAATTGTACCTCTGCAAACATATTATGTAAAAGCTATTATTGATGGAAATGAATTTACTATATCCGAAACTGTAGGTGGACCTACATTCGAATTGACAAATGCAACGGGCGGCGCAATATTTGTATCCGCTGACTATGCTATTGGTTTAGCAGATAATGGTATTAGTGCGGCATTGATATTAGCAAATGAACATAATGCGTCTGTTGACTATATAACATACACATTGTTTGGTGAAACTCTACCAATACAGTATGGATATACAATACCCGAAGTTCAATACTTTAGTGGTAATGGATCAACTTCTGAATTCATTTTAACTAATTATGTTGGTGATAGTAATGTTACTAGTGCAATAGTTGAAATTGATGGTATTCGTCAAACAAGTTCAGCGTATACTATTAGTTCAACTACTAATTCAATAATATTCAATACACCACCGGCGGTTGATACTGTAGTTTCTGTTACCTCATATAATTTAACCGATCGTCAGTATTTTAATACTCAATATGGTATCACTGGTTCTTCCGGATCAGCGTTAGGTACTATTGTAGTTAGTGACACTGTAAATCTTATTAGTACGTTTGACCAAGACACACCAACTGTAGATACCTTTGATGAAGACTCTCCTAATATTGTATTGTTCGATCAGGAATTAAATTATTTAACTTTGGCTGCCCCTTATACGACAGCAGATTTAGAAATAAATTACCCCATCGTATTCAGTTCCCCTACACTAGGTGGATTAAATGCAGGTCAAGTATATTATGTTATTGAAATTTTAAATTCAACTGATTTTGTTATTTCAACTAGTGTTGGTGGTGTTGCTACTGTAGTTACTACTGATAGCGGTACGATGAATGGTGTAGTTAATGGTTTAACTGTTGCAAATATTGTTGGTATAAATAATGCGATTACACAACCAAGTGCTACTGTAATTTGTACGGGCACACTAGCATCTCCTGACAATTTTGTTGTGTGTAGTAATACTTCACCTTTAATCGTAGATCAGGAAATTACATTTAAAGCACCCGTATCTGTAGCCGGAGCATTTAATCCTGGATCAGTATATACAATTACAGTTGTTGGTACAACAGATTTTACTTCATTGGGTGCATCTGCTAATGAAGTTGGAGTAATATTTACTTGCAACTCAAATCCGCAAACAGGTAATGGTCAAGCGTTACTATCTAATGTAGGCGGAGTAGATACTGCTGGTACTGTTTATTTTGTTGCATCTATTGACAGCGCAACTGAATTTACAATTAAAGATCAATATGGTGTTACTGTGGAACTAACTACGTCAGGTGATGGTATGGTTGGCTTTATGGGTGGTAATGTTGCAATACGTGTAGAAACAGGTATTAATCATAATTTAACTGAAAATGCGCTAGTAAGACTTGACGGAATATTAGGTTCAGTTCAATTAAACAACAATACGTATTATGCTAAAATAATAACTGATAAACAAATCTATTTGTACGCAGTACCTTATAATCCTGCATTGAATGCAGTTAATGATCCAATAACATTTGCGTCATCTTACATATCTGGTGGATATGTTTGGATAGATCAATTGTTTACGGTGGCAGATACCTTTACTAAGTTTACTACTTCAGGTAGTAATAGAATTACAGTAAATGATGCTACTGGAATAATTATAGGAACACCAATATATTTTACTGCTATAGGTGCAGTCACTGGAGAGAATATATTAGGTAATATTGAAGCTAATACTGAATACTACGTTTTAAGTGCTCAACCAGAAACAACACCGGACAATTTCATTACTGGTAATCAATATGAAATCACTGCTTTAGGTAATACTAATTGGGCCGCTGTCGGTGCAACAACTATTGCAGTAGGGGCAACATTTACTGCAATTGGTTCAGGCTCAGGCACAGGTACAGCATTGTCATTACAAGAGTTTACTATTTCATCACAACGATATCCAGATGAAGCAGAATTTGTATTAGCAAACGATGTTGGTGAGATTACAGTATCACAGTTCCAACAAGTAAATGTTGACAGATTGTGGGTAACAGTTAACGGATATAGAGTACCATCTAGTTTATTAAGAATCAATCCATACAATAATTTAAGTATACTAACAACTATTACAACTGGCGATGATGTAACTATTACAAGCATGATGCCAACGGCTACTCCAAACGAAGAAGTATACTTATTAAATGTTTCAGCTTCAAGTCAAGCGGCTGTATACAGAGCCAACACTCAAACAAGAACTTGGTTAGTACATCCTTTAAGTATTACAGACACTACAATTTACTTAAATGATGCCTCTCGAATAACTGATAGTATTATTCAAAATGTGACTACTCCGGTGGCAGTGGACGGAACATACACTATTGGATTAACAGCCAATAAAAATACAATTTGTCACGTTCAGGTATACAATAATACCACAAACAGTTTAGTAGATCCTGAAAATTATAGTTTATCTACTTTTGATACTGCCCCGATTGTTGTGATTACAGGTGGTGTAACTGTAGGTGATTCATTAACAATCACAACGACTGAGGGTAGACTATTGTATATCAATGGAGAGCAAATTGGATTTGCTGAATGCGATTTAATAACTAATACTGTTACTGGACTAATTCGCGGTGCAAACGGAACCGGTGCACAGACATATATTCCGTTATATTCGGAAGTGTTTGGTATTATTCCTAATAATAGAATGTCTAATGTTGATTATTCTGATACATGGAATTCATACATATATAATACAATCGACGGAGATCCACTACAGATTAGCCAAACTTCAGGGGCAAATTTCTTGAGAGTGGATAGAAATTAAAAGATAAATAAGTATATTATGAATGAAAAAGTGCAAGAATCCAAAAAATCAGAACCTGAACGTCCCGGGCCAAAGCCCAACGAACATGGTGGTTTTTATTTTTCTTCTACTGTTAAAATAACAGATCCAAACACTAAAGAAATACTGGTCCAAATGCGAGGCGACAACTAATGTCAATAATTAATTTATCATACAAAATAGAGGGATTTTTGAAGATTTACGACCCTAACAACGGTGAAGTATTCGTAGATAAGAAAAATGCCATCAATTATGAAAATATGTCAGAAGCTATTGCTGACACATTAAGCAGTCGCGGATACGGTGAAATATATCAAATGGCCTTTGGAAACGGCGGGGCAAGCGTTTCTGAGACCGGAGTTATTACATATTTGCCACCAAATACTACAGGCCAAAATGCGGCCCTTTATAATCAGACTTACGCTAAAATTGTTGACGATACTAGTGTTTTTAATCTAGACCCCACACGTAACAAAATGACAGTTTCACATACTACCGGTAAGGTTTATACTGACATTTTAGTACAATGTTTGTTAGATTACGGTGAACCTGCTGGACAAGCCGCATTTGATAATAGTACACAAACTGATTCTGCCTACATCTTTGATGAATTAGGATTGCTTGCTAATTACGGGACAGATACTACGGGACAAGTAATCACTAGATTATTAACTCATGTGATTTTTCACCCAGTACAAAAGAGTTTAAATAGACAAATACAAATAGATTACACAGTCAGAATTCAAAGTTTGACTAATTTAGTAACAATTTAAGATAAATAGAATATCGGAGTAATTTCAAAAATGGCATATACAATTGTAAAAAGCAATGGTCAAGTACTGACAACCATTCCTGATGGTACTATTAATACGTCAAGTACCTCATTAGCCCTACCAGGTAGAAACTATGCGGGTTATGGTCAATACGTTGACACAAATTTTGTTTGGCTAACTCAAAATTTTGCCAATACTAGTCCTCCAGCTAACCCATTAGCTGGCCAACTATGGTATAATACAAATGCTAACCTTTTGTATGTTTGTCCAGCAGACGGTACAGCCAACGCAAATGCTTGGTTAGCGTTAACAACAACTGCTAGCGGCGGCACAACAACGTTTGGTGCAATAAATGTAACAGGTAACGTTACAGCAAATAACATGACTGTGCTTAATGGATTCTTTGGTGACTCCATTACTGTTGCTAACGCAACAGTAACAGCAAATGCTTCAATTGCTGATGCAAATATTACAACATCTAATATTGGAACAATATTATCTAGAGTTATTACAACAGGTGCTCAAGGAACAACTGGTAATTTGACAGGTTCTTGGACAATAAACGGCTCAAGTTCTGGAAATTCAGTAGCTATCACTGGTGGTAATTTATCAGTTTCAAATGCTTCAGGCAATATCTGGGGTATTAGATGTGACAACTATATGTATGCAAATGGATCCCCGTTTAACCCTGCTGGTACGTATAATAATGGTAATGTTTTTGATTACCTAACTGGATCTAATTCAGTTGCTAGATTCGGCGGAGGAATCTCGGTATCAAGTATTACCACAGCTAATATTACAACCGGCGCAAACACAATAGGTGGACAACTAACAGGTAACTGGACATTAACATCCGGTTCAAGATTACAAGCAACATACGCTGACTTAGCTGAACGATTTGAGGCCGATGCATACTATGATGCCGGAACCGTTGTTGAATTGGGTGGAGTAAAAGAAGTTACATCCGTTCAGTACGAATTAAGTGAAGATGTGTTTGGTGTGGTCTCTGATACAGCGGCATATTTAATGAACTCTGGCGCAGGATCAGATGAAACACATCCCCCAATTGCAGTTTCGGGGCGAGTTAATGTAAAAGTTATTGGTCAGGTAGCAAAGGGTCAACGTTTAGTAAGTGCAGGTAAAGGTATTGCACGTGCGGCACTACCCGGCGAATCCACTGCGTTTAACACAATCGGTCGTTCATTAGTTGATAAATTAGATGACAACATTGGAACTGTGTTGGCAATGGTAACAATTAAATAAGGAATAAAGAATGTCATACGCACAATTTGGTCTAATTCAGGCATCAGATTTCAATACACTAGTAGGCGGTAACCCCACAACTACATCAGGTACATTAAATGCAGTATGGGCTACTGGCGGAACTACTGCTGGTTATGGCCAAACTGCAATTGCTAACGTAGCAGTAGCACAGACGGTAGGATCCGCTGAGTGGTCAAATTTAGTTAATAAAACTTCTAACTCTGCATCACACCAGGGTACATCTATTACCGCAGTAACAGCCCCTGCAACCGGCGGCACTGTTACATATCTATCTGCTATTCCTACAAACTTAACAACAATTTTTAATAGTAAATTAAACGCCGCATCACAAGGAGCAACTACTGCTAATACAGCAACATATGCTAGCACTTGGTCAGCCGGTTTAACATTTACTCATACTGTTAGTTTTGCTAACGGAGATGCCGCACGATATTTCTTTAACTCAGGTGGACAACTAAAACTAACATGTTCTAATCCTAACTCTACAGCAGGTATTAATTTATTGTTTAATAACTTAGCAAGTAATGTAGGTACTGTTGCAATGTCTGCACCAAGTTCCGGTGCAGTAACTATTTCTGGTACTAGCTATAATGGTATTACTAAAGTTGGTGGTGGTGGTAACGCACCCTCAATTAGCACTAATGCAGGTTATTATGCAATGACTACTGCTAATGTTACAGTATTCACGCAGACAGCATCTACTGGCCCGTCTGGATATTTAAGCACATTCATTCGTGTAATTGCTAAATCAAATGGAACACAAGGTTCTAATGGTGATGCCGGAAGTGTTGTTACATTATATACAATTTGGGACGAAGTTCCGGATGGATTAGTAGTTGGTACTGGTTCTGCTGTAACTGTAACAGCACAAGCACCTGAAACAACATATCTAGCCAACAGTTGGGGTACAATTACTATTGCCGGCTCAGTTACTGGTGCATAATTTTAACTAACAAATAACATAATGTCTTATGCACTGTATGGCAATATTGCATCTTTTGATTATAATACTTTAGTCGGAAGCAATCCATCTACTAGTTCAGGGCATTAAATACTGTTTGGGCTATAGGTGGGAATAACGCAGGTTACGGACAAACAGCATTACCGCAGGTCCCATATCAGAGTAGAATTTATTCTTCTAGCTGGGCAAATCTAATAAACACTACTGGTACATGTGCGACACACCAAGGCACAGCTATTACTAGTATTACAGCACCTGTTCTTAATGGACCAATTCCATATTTGGCCGCACTTCCTACTAACTTAACATCTATATATGGTAGTAGACTGAACGCCGCTACTCAAGGGGCTACTACCGCTAATACAGCAACTTACAATAGTACATGGAGTAATGTATTAATATTCACTCACACTATTTCTTTTGCAAATGGAGATGCCGCACGATATTTCTTTAACTCAGGTGGACAACTAAAAGTAACATGTTCACACGCCAATACAACTGCGGGTATTAATTTGTTAATGCATAATCTAGCAAGTAATATAGGAACGGTTGTTATGAGTTCTACTATATCAGATCCAATAACAGTGTCCGGTTCTAGTTATAACGGTGTTACTAAAGTAGGCGGTGGATTACCAGAACCTGTTATACAGCCTAATAAGGGCTACTATGCAATGACTACTAGTAACACTAACATATTTACACAAACGGCAAACACCGGACCAGCTAACTATGTAAATACAAACATCTCAATAATTGCTAAATCAAATGGAACACAGGGTTTGAATGCAGATGCAGGCAACGTAGTTACACTATATACAGTTTGGGATGAAATCACATTAGGCTACGGAGCAACAGTAGGCGCTGGGTCAAGTACAACAGTTACTATACAAGTACCCGAAACAACATATTTGGCTAATTCTTGGGGTTCAATTGGTATTACCGGTACTGTATTCGGATCATAATTTTTTAACATCACCTTTGTATCTATCTAAATACTCGTAGGAGCCTATATGGATACAAAGAAACTAATAGCAGAAGCTAAAGCCCGCTTCAATCACAATTCTACAAAAGCCTATTTAAAAGACAAATACGATAGTAAATTTATCGTTGCCGTTCAAAACGGATTATGGCGCGCCAATTTAGAAACTATCAATTTCTTAAATTCATCAACTGATACTGAAATCATTCTAATTGATACTTTTAATAATCCAGTTAAAGTTATCAGACAAGAATTGTTAGATAAACTCAATACAGTTTATACAACAACTATGGAAGAATGGTATAATGAATGGTCTGAATTAGAGAAAAAAAGATGAGTAAAGGCGCATTATTATTTGCGTTTAACTCGCCCAAGTACAACTACTATGAAATGGCAGTTGCTACGGCTAAACGTATTAACCATTTTTTAGATTTACCTGTCACTATAGTGACCGATAAAAAGTCGTTACCCGACATTATTGATTACACATTTGACAAAACTATTTTTACTGTAGCAGATGCGTCCAATAAACGTGATTGGGGAGTTTGGATCAACAAGGGAAGATTCCAAGCCTACGATTTAAGCCCCTATGATGAAACATTATTGTTAGATACTGATTATATGGTAAATTCTGACAAGTTGCTAAAAACGTTTGAACTACCTACTGATTTTTGTTGTCACGATACTACTAGTTTTTTAATGCATCCGGGTGTCCCGCAAGAAGTACTCAGTGTATATAGTTTCAAAACACTTTGGGCTACGGCTGTTAATTTTAAGAAAACTAAACGTGCTGAATCAATATTTGGTTCGTTAAAAATGATTCAAAATAATTTTAATCATTACGCAGATATACATGGATTTATATCAGCTACTTTTCGTAATGATTATGCATTGACTTTAGCAACACGCATTGTTAACGGTCACACAACATTACCGCAAGATGTGATACCTTGGAATCTAGTTCATGTTGGTAAAAATACAACAATATATAGAAATAGTGATGATCCATTAAACACTGAATATACTGTTATGTTTGATAATTGGATCAGGGGTAAAATTCGTAAAGAATATACTATTATTAAAAATATGGATTTTCATGTTATGAATAAAGAAAACTTTATGGAGTTAATTAAATGACAAGAGGATTCGTTATTATGGCTCAGGGAGATGATTATGTCAAATGTGCCAATACGCTTAAAGCAAGTATCAAACGAGTAATGCCCAAAGCTAATGTAACCATTGTTACTACAGAAATGTTACCACATGGAGATCAGGCACCTAATACTAATTGGAAACTTCAAAATGATTGGCAAGTATATGAAGCAAGCCCATATGATGAAACTATCAAGTTAGAAGCAGATATGTATATACCTCGCAATATTGACCATTGGTGGGAGGTACTGTCAAACCAAGATGTTGTGGTGTCTAGTTTAATAAGAAACTTTAAACAAGAAATATCAGATGTTAGAATGTATCGTAGATTTATTGATGATAATAATTTACCCGATGTGTATAATGCAATTACATATTTTAAAAAATCAGACACAGCAAAACATTTTTTTGATATAGTAAGAGATGTTTTTGAAAATTGGAATGAATACAAGACAATATTAAAATGTAACCCACAGGAAATAGCAACCACTGATTGGGCGTATTCTATTGCTTGTCATATTATCGGAATTGAAAAGACAATGCTACCAACGTTTACTGAAATGTCAATGATACACATGAAACAATATATTAATGGAACTGCTACTGAGAATTGGACTGATACCTTTATATATGAATGTTTACCAAATCAAATTAGAGTACAAACTATTCCACAACAGTATCCATTTCACTATCATGTTAAGAACTTCTGTGATAAAATAGCTGAAAGTATAAAATGAGCATTGAAAACAACGAAGAAGAATACATTATATTATGGCAACCACCTAAATTAGAGCCTCCAGAATTTAGATTGTACTATGATGAACACGGTGCGGTAATATGTTATACCGGGGATAAATCTGTAACTGGTAATTATATTGTTATTGACTCACTTACCTTTGCACAAGCAAGGCCTGATGTAAGAGTTATTAATGGTAAAATATCTACTGTTGCACCTAATGCAGTCGTGCATAAATTAATGCCAAAAACTAGTGAGGGAATAGATTGTCACATGGAAGATATAAGTATACTTGTTGATAAAAAACATTACAAGAAAACACAAAAATGGAAATTAACTACCTATGAACTCTGATGATATTATTGATGTAGCAGACTTGGATTGTATATATTTAAGTTACGATGAACCACAGAAAGAAGAATTTTGGCTAAAGATTAAAAACATGGTGCCTTGGGCAAAACGTGTTGATGGTGTTAAAGGCAGTGATGCCGCACACAAAGCCGCAGGCGAAGCGAGTGATACTGAACGATTTATTTTAATCGACGGTGATAATATGCCTGACGAAAAATTTTTCAACATTCAGTTAAACTTCACTGGCAAAGACCCGTCATTTAAAAAAGCACAGTTTCGTTGGAAAGCACTAAACATTGTCAACGGTTTGCTTTACGGTAACGGTGGAATGAGTAGTTGGACAAAAGAATACGTTGCTAAAATGAAAACACACGAACATCAAACAGATGGTGATGTATCACGTATTGCTGATTTCTGTATGGGTGGTAATGATAATTTATATTGGGCCATGTATAATTGCTATAGCACAACATTTCCTAACTACACACCTTTTCAAGCATGGCGTGCCGGCTTCCGTGAGGGTGTTAAGATGAGTTTAGATAGAGGCGCAAAGCCAACAGTTAATGCATTTAAAGAAATTGTTGCAAGTCGCAATTTAAATAATCTTACTATTTGGCACAATGTAGGAATGGATGTAGATAACGGACAATGGGCAATTATGGGAGCACGAATGGGAACTCATATGACTATGCTTACTGATTGGGATCATACCAACGTACAGTGGTTTGATAATTACATTGAGATGTGGGAAAAAATTAAAAACGAAGATCCTATTGAATTATCAGAATCATATGGAATTGAACTAAACACAAAGTTGGGTTTGCCTATGTGTGCGTTAGACAGCGAACAAAGTAAATTTTTTAAACGTCACTATAAATCAGATTACCACAACTTAGACCCATTAGTAACGGAGATGGATGTTATTCGAAAAATCGAAGGATGGTAATGAGTAACGAACAACAACGAATTAAAGACATTAAGATCAAGATTGAGAATGAGGTAGGTCCCACATTCTGTCTTGCCAAATGGCACCATGTAACTATGTACTTGCAATCAGGCGAGACACATAGTTGTTATCACCCGCAACCTCATAAGATTCCTCTAGAAGAACTAAAAGATAACCCATCAGCATTACATAATACGCAACAGAAAAAAGAAGAACGTAAACTAATGCTTGATGGTGGCAAACCAACTGGTTGTCAGTATTGCTGGAATATTGAAGCAATGGGGCCTGACTATATAAGCGACAGGCATATACGTAACGCTAGTATTTTTACTGAAGAACGATATGAACAAACTGTTAAGGGTCCCTGGAATCAAAACATAAATCCAGAATACTTAGAAATTAATTTTGGTAACGAATGTAACTTTAAGTGTGGTTACTGTCACCCTAAGTATTCTACTAGTTTTTATAATGAGATTAAAAAACACGGCCCAGTAACTTCCGTGAAGAATCATAGATGTGATATTGACTGGATGACATTGTATCAACGTGAAGAAGAAAATCCATATGTTGATGCATTTTGGGAGTGGTGGCCTGAACTACGCAAGACATTGAATATTATGCGTGTAACTGGTGGTGAACCTACAATGCACACTAGCACTTGGAAATTATTAAAAGAAATTGAAACAAATCCAATGCCCTGGTTAGAATTAAACATAAACAGCAACTTAGGTACAAAGACAGCATTAGTTGAAAAACTAGCACATAGTGTTAAGAAATTAGTAGATGATAAAAAGATTCGCGGGTTCAAACTATTTACTAGTTTAGATACATGGGGACCTAAGGCTGAATATATTCGTACAGGTTTAGATTTGGAATTGTGGGAAACAAATTTTCATACGTATCTACAGAATACTAATAGTCCAATCACATTTATGATTACTTTCAATATTTTTAGCGTTACTACATTTAAAGAGTTCTTGGGTAAGTTTTTAGAATGGCGTAAACAATATGGTTGGTATGAAAGTCATAAAGAACATCGTGTGCGTTTTGATACACCATATCTACGTGACCCTATTCAATATGATATGAACATTTTACCTAAAGATGAATTCATGCCCTATATGCATGATGCATTGACATTCATGGAAGCAAACGTAGACGATAATCGTGCTGATGCTTTTACTACTATTGAGTTTGAGAAATTTAAACGTGTAGTAGATTACATGGCTGACACTAAATACGCAGAGTCAAAATTAATTGAAGGTCGTAGAGACTTTTACAATTGGTTTAATGAATTAGATGAGCGCAGAGATACAGATATGTTAGCTATCTTTCCAGAATATTTAAATTTTTATAGACTATGCCAAGAAGTTAATCAAATGAATCCAAAATGAGTAAGAAAAAATCTAATAAAATCTCAGTTGAAGATTTAAATAATAGCAAGACACTATGTGTTGTGCCTTGGATTCATATTCATACTAACCCTAGTGGAATTGCCGCACCCTGTTGTATTGCAGAATCTTGTGCAACTGAAGACGGTGTAGGTAATTCTCGAACTCAAGGGTTACAGGAGATCATCAATTCTGAAAAAATGAAAAGTTTGCGGTTAGATATGATGGCAGGAGTTAAAAATCCAGAATGTATTAAATGTCATCAGCATGAAGATCAAGGTGTAAAAAGTTTTCGCAATATGATTAATGATGAGTTTGCACATTATTATGATGAAATAAATTCAACTAACAAAGACGGATCAATTAATAACTTTAAAATGAGATACTTTGACATTCGTTTTAGTAATATATGTAATTTTAAATGTAGAACATGTGGATCAGGTTTTAGTACGCAATGGGAACAAGAAGATTTAAAAAATAACGTTTGGTATTCAAAAGTAATACCTAAAAATGATAATAAAGAATTTTTACGTCAAGTTGTAGAACAGACAGAGTTTATGGAGACCGCATACTTTGCAGGGGGTGAACCATTAATTACGGAAGAACATTACATCTTATTGGAAGAAATGATTCGCAGTAAAAGAACTAAAATTAAATTGCGCTATAATACTAACTTAAGTAATCTCAAGTTTAAAGATAAAGATTTAATTTCACTTTGGAAACACTTTGACCATAAGGTAAACATTTATGCCAGCATTGACCATTATGGTGATCGTGCTGAATATATTCGTCATGGTACTGACTGGGGTGTAGTTGAATCTAATTTTAAATTAGTAAAAAAGACTCCCTTTATTTCATTACAAATGAACACCGTATTAAGTGTGTTTAACATATTAACTATACATGAATTTTATCAGTATCTATATGATAAGAAAATGTATTCAAATAAAGACTCAGCTTATACGTTATACAATATGTCAACTCCTGAATATTTAGCTTGTCATATTCTTCCACCGGATATGAAACAAAAAGCTAAAGACAGTTTAGAAAAAACAGTTAATTTTTTAAAATCTAAAAAATTTAAGGTACAACAGGTGCAACAAGTATCTGATGCTATTCCTTGGGTTATGTCAAAAGATTCATGGGACCAACACAAAATGCAATTTAGAAATGAAATTAAAAGATTAGATAAAATTAGAGATGAAAACTTTAAACAGACATTCCCTGAGTTGGCTATTTTATTAGAACCCGAATATAAAAGATTGTGGCCAGTATGAACAAAAATTATTTATTAAACGAGAGCAAAACTTTTTGCATGTTCCCCTGGGTACACTTAAACGTAACACCAAAAGGTGATATCTATCCTTGCTGTAGTAATGACTATACCAAACCTTTTGGTAATACAAAAGAAACTACATTAAAAGAAGCATTTAACAGCCCACCAATGAAACAATTGCGTTTGGATATGTTAGCTGATAAGAAAAATGATATCTGTAACTTTTGTTATAAGCACGAAGAAGCAGGTCCGCATAGCTTTAGAAATTATAGCAAAGAACATTTTGGTAAGCACTTTGATGGAACAGTTCCCACTACATTGGAAGATGGAACTGTTCCTGAATTTAAAATGCATTACTTTGACATTCGTTTTAGTAACATTTGCAATTTTAAATGTAGAACATGTGGGTCGGAGTTTAGTAGTCAATGGGGAGCAGAGATGCGAGCCAATCACGATCCAAAACATCCTATTGTGATTCATGCCGATGAAAAGGGTAATCTATTACGTGAAGTATTAGAACAAGTTGAACATATTGATTTGGCATACTTTGCAGGTGGTGAACCTACCTTAACTGAAGAACATTATATAATGTTGGAAGAAATGATTCGTAAAGGTCGCAGTGATATTGTACTACGATACAACACAAACGCTAGTAACATCAAATTCAAAGACTATGATTTATTAGATATGTGGAAATACTTTAAGAAGATTGAATTGAGTTGTAGTATTGACCATTACGGGGAACGTGCTGAATGGTTACGTCATGGAACTGATTGGGGTGTAGTTGAAAGCAATTTACTCAAGTTCCGTGAGTTAGACTATGTTAGTTTTCAAATGAATACTGTATTCAGTATCTTTAATTACAGTACAATTGGTGAGTTCTATCAGTACTTAAAAGATAAGAATATCGTTCGTAAAGAGGACTGGTACCATAGTTTGTACCTAGCAGTACATCCTAGTTACTATTCGGGTAAAAGTTTACCTAAAGAATTAAAAGTCGAAGCCGCAGAAAAAGCATTAGCTTGGGCAAAGTCTAACGAAGGTGACGGTACATCATTAAGTAGATTGGTAACTGATGCTGTAAACTTTGCGGCAGATGATGATACCTGGACTGAAAATAAAGAAACATTCTTTTTACATACAGGTTCAGGTGATAGGATTAGAGGTGAAAGTTTCTGGAAAACTTTCCCTGAATTAAATAAATTACGTGATTTGACGGAGTAACAATGCAAGATACAATAGTAGTAGAAAATTTAGTAAAACATGGCAAACACTTTTGCGTTTTGCCCTGGGTACATTTTCACTCATGGCCTGACGGACGAGTGATGCCATGTTGCGTCGCCGATAGCGGCATGCCTGTTGCTGAACTAAAAGAAGATGAATCAATCATTCAAATGATGAATAGTGATGACTTTAAAAAGATTCGTTCAGCAATGTTGAATGACGAACCAGTTGAAGCATGTAAGCGTTGCTATGACTTAGAATTAATGGGTACATGGACAATGCGTCAAAGTCACAATAAGCGTAAAGGCTTAGAGTATGTCAAGGAAATTAGTGAAATAACTAGTGATGACGGTACCATCAGTGATTTTAAAATGAAATATATGGACCTGCGTTTTAGCAACATGTGTAATATGAAATGTCGCAGTTGCGGTCCCGGATGCTCAAGTTTATGGGCACAAGAATTTATGGATGAGCGTGGCGCTGAAGTGTTTGACCAATACTTTAAGACAAAAAAGATTGTTATCAATAAGGCAGAAGAAGTTGGCTTTATGAACAAACTGAAACCATACTTGAAAGATGTAACTGAAGTGTATTTTGCCGGTGGTGAGATTATCATTACTCCTGAACACTACGAATGCTTAGACTATTGGATTGAGAATGGATTGAATGAACAGATTGAGTTAACATATACAACTAACTTTAGTTCATTAAAGTACAAAGATAAGGACTTAATTGGTTATTGGAAAAAGTTTCCCAAGTTAAAAATTTGGGCTAGCTTAGATGGTATGGGTGAAACAGCAGAATTGATTCGTAAAGGCACTGATTGGGACCGTATCGTTAAGAATATCAAAGCAGTCAAAGAACAAGTACCACATGCAGAGTTTCAGATTACTCCCACAATTAGTATTTGGAATATATTTCACTTTCCTGACTTCTTTGACTATATGATTGACAATAAATTCATTGATACCAAGAGTAGTCCACGATTTAATCTAGCAACTAACCCATGGTATGCAAATATTATGATTCTTCCGGTTCATGTTAAACGTAGACTTGCAGAATTGTATCGGGTGTACCAAAACAAATATAAAGATAATGTCGATATCTACAACGGCTTTAAGATGATTATCTACAACTTGACTGTTGGCGACGAGAACAAAGGTGGCATACTAGAATTCAAACAATTCAATGATGAGTTAGATCAGTTTAGAGATGAAAAATTTGAGGACATTTGTCCAGAAATTAAAGAGGTATATGAATGGGCAAAAAGCTAATAGCAATTGAGGCTCTACAGCCCTACTTAGCAATTACATGGCAAGTTAACAACTATTGTAACTTTAAATGTAGTTATTGCAACCCCGGTAACTGGGGAGGTACTGATATTAACGATGGTAATTTAGATTTGTATATCAACAATCTATCTACTATGATTACTAAGTACAAAGCCGCAGGATATAAGAACTTTAAGTTTTTCTTCAGTGGCGGTGAACCTACAGCATGGAAAAACTTTATCCCAATATGTGAATGGATTTATAAAGAACTACCCCGTGCCACACTAGCAGTTAATACAAACTTGAGTCGTCCATTAGCTTGGTGGGAAAAGCATTATCACTTATTCGATGACGTAGTTGCAAGTTTCCACGTTGAATTTAGTGATAAGAAAAGATATGAAGAAAATAGCATGTTTTTGTGCGACAAAGTTAACTATCTTTCTACAAAAATGTTGATGCATGAAGAAAGATTTTGGGAAGTAGTTGATTACGGTAACTATTTAAAAACAGTTATGCCAAATTATTTCTTAGAATGGACTCCACTATTTGATGAGATGAGTGTTAATGCTGGCCCTTGGCAGTATAAAGATCCGGTAAAAGAACAATGGTTGCGTGAACACACAACAGAGATTCAGCAAACTAAACGCAAACCAATGAAACGTACAACACTTACGGTTAGTTACAATAAATATGAAGATGGTACAAGTGAAGTATGTAATAGTAACGAAGTTATAGTTGCAGGTAATAACTTCTTCAGTGGTTGGAATTGTAATGTAGGTGATGCTATTTTTATTAACCCAGTAGGAGAAATGAGTTTAGCTAGTTGTGGTCAGGGTGGATATGTAGGTCACATATTAACAGATATTAATAGGGTAGGCCCAAAACAAATTGTATGTGAAAAAGAGCATTGTCATTGTGGTACCGATATTATTATACCCAAATTTATAGAAGAACAATATGAGTGATAAGATTAAAATAGCATATAATTGGATAGGGCCTCGAGGCCCTATCCCCAATACCGAAGTTCCTAATATTCTTAATCTAGCTTCTGTTGCACAATCAGCATCTACTAATAGTCATAGATTTTGGAGTGATAGCATATGGCATTTGTTATTTTGTAATAACTATGGTTATGATTTAAGTTCAACTAATTTTTTAACACAAGATGATATATTCATATATCCAATGGCTCTTACGTGGAGATTAAGTTTTACAACATATTTTTATCAAACTTGTGGAATTTTAGAATATTCAGATACTAGCGAACAAACACTATATCATATTAGACACCTTAAGGGATTTATATTAATTGAGGATAGCGCGGAAGCACATATTTTACCTAATCATTTAGAACAAATGCATGAATATTTTAAAATAAATAATATTCCTATGAATAAGGTGATATATCTTACTGGTTGTATGAATGCCCAACTATTATATGAACAATGGTGTTTTGAACGCGGACATCATAGACCCGAAGATAAAATGAATATTTTCTCTTATCCAATTTCTCAAGATAGTTTAGCTATATATTTTACTACGCATAACCCACAAGTACCTGAATATGATACCGAACGAGTTCCTGAAAAATTGTTTTTATCATGGAATCGCAGATTTAGAACACATAGGGTAGCAATTGGGTTTGGTTTAGACAAATTAAAATTAATAGAGCGTTCGTATATAAGTATGGGTTTGACGGATCCTGAAAATACTCATATGCATATAACACAATCATACAATGATTGGTTACTAATGGACATGCATATTACACCGGAAGACAAAAATAATTTTGTAAATAAACTACCATTGGTGTTAGATGGAGAAACTAATATTAATCAAATGTGTCAAGATTTTAATGATGCAACTAGGCCTTATTATCAAAATAGCTTAGTTAGTATAGTAAGTGAAACAAACTTTGATGCACAAGAGGTAACATTAACTGAAAAATCATTTAAACCAGCAAAAGAAAAACATCCATTTATCACCGTTGGTGCACCGGGAACATTAAGAGCATTAAGAGATATGGGATTCAAAACTTTTAATACATTCTGGGATGAAGGGTACGATGATGAAGTTGAGCCAAGAGAAAGAATGAAAAAAATTTTAGATATATGCCAACACATTTCTACATGGAATAATCATCAAATAATTGACTTTAGACGTAGAGTTAAACCAATATTAGATCATAACTATGAAATATTAAAAACAAGATATTCGGTTATAGTTGCGACTAAAATAAGAGAAAGAATATTAGAAGTAACAAATAAATAAATTATGAAAAAAATATTAGTATGCGGTGCAGGCGGATTCATAGGATCACATTTAGTAGAAAAACTAAAAGAACAAGGACATTATGTCATTGGAACAGACCTTCATTATCCATTATATAATGAAACACTTGCAGATGAGTTTTACATTATGGATTTGCGTGAACAAGATAATGTTCGTAAATTAATTACAAATGAGATAGACGAAATATATCAACTAGCCGCCGATATGGGAGGAGCAGGTTATATCTTTACGGGGGAACATGATGCTGATATTATGCACAATAGTTGCCAAATTAATTTAAACATATTAGACGCAATGGTAAAAAAGGGTGTAAAAAAAGTATTCTACAGTTCAAGTGCATGTATGTACCCGGCACATAATCAAACTGATCCTGATAATCCTTTACTATCTGAAGATTCTGCATACCCTGCAAATCCAGATAGTGAGTATGGTTGGGAAAAACTATTCAGTGAACGATTGTATATGACATACGCTAAGAATTATAACTTAGATGTTCGTATTGCACGTTTTCATAACATCTTTGGCCCAAAAGGTTCTTGGGATAATGGTAAAGAAAAGGCTCCGGCAGCACTGTGTCGTAAAGTAGCACTGTGTAAAGATGGTGGTGTTATTGACGTTTGGGGCCCGGGCAACCAAACACGTTCATTCTTATTTATTGATGAGTGTGTTGAAGGCATGCAACGTATCATGGCTAGTAATTATACACAGCCAGTTAATCTAGGAAGCACTAGAATGATTAGCATTAATAACTTAGTGTTGTTAATCGCAAAATTGAATGGAAAACATATTAGCATTCGCAACGTCAACGGCCCATTAGGTGTTATGGGACGTAACAGTGATAACAAACTAATTAAAGAAGTTATCAACTGGGCACCTGATGAAGATTTAGAGTCAGGCTTAATCAAAACATATAACTGGATTGATGAACAAATACAATTAGGCTTGAAGGATGCCGCATGAAAAAATATATTATTGGATTAGGATGTAGTTGGACTCAAGGTGAGGGCGGTTACCCTGATTCAGTTTGGCAATCACACGGTGGAAGAGTACAAGTAAGAGGTAAAAGTGATTACTATCTACGAGAAATTGAACACGAAAATAGTTGGGTTAATGTATTATGTCGGGATCACTTTCCAGAATATGAACCCGTTAATCTAGGCGTGAGGGGTATAGGCAACAAAGCCGCAGTAGGACAATTACATTTTTGTGATAAAGTAGATTTTAATAATAGTACTGGTATAATTGTATTAATGCTAAGTGGGTTTGAAAGGTTTGATGTATTTCAACAACATCCACTACAACATCCACTTGGTAGTACTAGTCAGAATGATTTCTATTCTAAGAATAAATATCGTCACTATAAATGGAGAACAGCATGGCCAATACCCGGACATGACACCGGTGATGCGGCATTTTGGGATGTATATGGTCGAGAATTATGGAGTGAACAATTTGTCTCTGCACATCAAATGAGCAATCTGTTAGACTTGCAAACATTTGCAAAAGCATACGGGTATAAAGTTGTTGTCGCTAATGCATTCAATAACCGACAAGAGGGTATAAAAACATATTTGCGAAATAATGCAGATTATTTGGTTGATAAGTTTGATTGGTCTACTTATATACATGAAACAACACCTTATTCCGCATTTGTTCAAAAATTAGTAGAGTTAGATGGACTTATGCCTGCACAGAATTGGGGAGGATTCCATCAGTATTATCATAAGCGTGAATGGCCCGCTAAATATCTTACAAACTGTGAAGGAGCACACCCTACATTAGAAGGGTATAAAGTGATCGGTGCTGAATTAGCACAGTTTATAAGATCAAAAGGCTATGTCTAAAAAAATCGTTAGTTTTGTCAATCCAAACTTTCAGCAGGGTCCAAAAGAATTTAATGCATATTATCTTCCATATAGCCCTGCTGTATTATGGAGCTATGCCTCACAATTTAGTGAAATCTCGGACAGTTATGAATTAGGTGAATTCATTTGGCGCAGAGATTTAATTGAAGATGTAGTAGAACGATTAAAAAATCACGATGTAATTGGATTTAGTACTTATATTTGGAACCGTAGCTATAACACAGTACTTGCACGTGAACTTAAAAAAGCCAATCCAAACATTCTTATACTAGGCGGCGGACCGGAGTATCCTATTGAAAAACCAAATTTCTTTAAAAAATATCCATTTATTGATATCTGTGCAAAGTTAGAGGGTGAAAAGTCATTCAAACAAATATTAGAAACATATTTAACTAGTAAAGACTTTACTAAGATTCCAGGATTAATTATTAATGACAATGGTAAAACAATTGACACCGGAGATGCAATTCGCATCGATGACTTGGATGTAATTCCTAGCCCGTATCTAACTGATGTATTTAAGTCACTCATGGAAAAACATCCTGAAATACGTTGGAATGCCACACTAGAATCAAACAGAGGTTGTCCATATGCTTGTACCTTTTGTGATTGGGGCTCATTAACGTATAATAAAGTAAAAACATTTGCGCTTGAACGGGTGTATGCCGAATTAGAATGGGTGGGTCGTAACAAATGTGACTTTGTTAGTTTAACTGATGCTAACTTTGGTATCTTTGCGGAACGTGACAGTTTGATTGCAGATAAACTAATTGCTGTCCAAAAAGAATATGACAATCCAAAAGCATACACTATTAGTTGGGCAAAGAATCAAAAACGAGAAGTTGTTGATATTGTTCGTAAGTTAATTTATGAAGGTGGCGCAAAGATTGGATTGAACCTAAGTGTGCAAACAATGGATGACAACGTGCTTGATATTATTAAACGTAGCAACCTTGAAATGAATAAGATTGAAGAAGTGTTTGATATGTGCGAAGAACATAATATCCCATTATATACAGAATTAATTTTAGGTCTACCCGGGGAAACACTTGAAACGTGGAAACAAAACTTCTATAAACTATATAGAGCCGGCAATCATACAGGAGTTACTGTATATCAAGCACAACTATTAGAAAATGCTGAAATGAATTTGCTACAGCGTAAACTTTATCAGCTTGAAGGTAAAGTAGTTTATGATTATCTTGTGGGAACGTACAACGAACATGAACTACAAGAGGGTGTTGAAGTTATTGTGTCAACAAAAGATATGCCACGTGAAAAAATGATTGATGCACAAGTATTCAGTTGGTTTATGAATACGTTTCACATTAATGGTATTACTAATTATATCAGTAGATTTTTGTTTAGATATTCTGATATATCATATGAAGATTTCTATGAAAAACTACTAGAATATATTAAGCAAGATCCATGGTTTGCTAGTGAAATTGAACGAATCAAAGAACACTACACTCGATGGACTACAGTGGGTAGAATTGACCACGACCCTATTCAAGGTATTGAGATTCACGGTTGGAACTTAATTCACAGTACATTGATTAACTTACATAGTCAAGATAAACACGAACATGCATTCAGTCTTATATATGATTTTACAACACAATTTAATCTGCCTCAGGATATATTTGAAGAACTAATGAAGTTTCAAAGTACTTTCTTAGTCGACCACAAAAAGACACATCAGTACCCACAGGTTTTACATTTTAAACATGATATTTTGGGTTATATTCAAACAGATATGGAACTTAATAATCCAGCTAGTTATGAATTTGATTTCCCTGAAGATAAAGACATGAGTTTACAGCGATTTTGCGAACAAATATTCTTTGCTAGAAGAAGAAATTTTGGTAAATCATGGGTAACTAAACATGGCATTAATTAACAAAGATAACACCTTGTTTTTAGGAGGACAAGAGTATTACTTGCGACCATTATCCTACACTAAAGATATTCATAATTTTGAGGATACTGATTACTGGTATGCTGAATTTTTTAACCACGATTCAATTCATCATTTGACTAATCCAGATGTATTGTCACCTGATACGTTAGAAAGATTGCAGAACAAAACATGTGTATTAATGCTTAACAATGCACATGAAGCATTTCATACAGTAGTAAAACCAATATATGATATTGCAATTAAACAATTAAACATTCCACCAGAACAGATTGTATTAATTAGTGAATCAGCAGTAATAAACAAAGAAGTAGAAAAAGTAGCAAATGAATATACTCTAGCAAAGATTAAAACAGAATGGATGCGATTGTTTGAACACGACACTATGGTAGTTGAACACAATCCAATAGCTACATTAGAACATAAACAATATACTAAAAAGTTTATTAGTTTGAATAGACGATGGAGATTACATCGACCTGCATTAGTTGCATTATTAGAATTAAATGGATTAATTGATAATGGTTATGTCAGTCTTGCTAGAGCAGATGACGGGAAAGATTGGGATGTGTTTTTTGATGAAATGACTTGGACATTAAGACACAATAGTGATTTTGTCAATATCTTTGTACACAATAAAGACAGAGTTAAGAATATACCGGAAATGAAATTGGATCAATCAGACATGACCATTAACCATGCACATGTGCTTACTGATTCAACTGACATGTATTATGAGAACACGTATTTTAGTGTAATATCAGAAACCAATTTCTTTAAAGAAACAGGTGAGGGTTTGTTTGTTAGCGAAAAGATTTTTAGACCAATATTAAAAAAACACCCATTTATACTTTTATCTAGACCACACACGCTAAATACGATGCAAAACATAGGGTACAAAACATTTGGATCTATCATCAATGAAGAATATGATAGTGAAGAAGATGATTGCAAACGAATGTTAATGATAATTGATGAAATAAAAAGATTATGTAATTTATCCGATATTGAACTACAATTATTTTTAAATGAAGCCAAACATATCACAGAATACAATTATCAGGTACTTTTAAATAAACGAGAATTTTTAACAAAATTATGATTACAGATTTAAAAAAATATAAAAGAGTGTTTGCATTTGGGTGTAGTTTTACATGCTATCTATATCCTACTTGGGCAGACATAATTTATAAATCTATGAGCCCTAATGTAGAATTTTATAATTTAGGTCAATCCGGCGGCGGAAATCTTTTTATATCACATAGAATAGTAGAAGCAAATAGAAAATATAAATTTAATGAAGATGATTTAATTATACTAATGTGGTCGACCTATGCTAGAATTGATTTTTATAGAACTGATTGGGGTTGGATAACACCCGGTAATATATATACTCAAAATCAACTAAGTGAATCCACTGTCAAGGAGATAGAGGATTTAAATTGGTTTTTAATGCGTGATTTATCAACTATAGATTTAACGACTAATTATCTCAATAATCTACCATGTGATACTATTAAACTTATGTCAGTTCCATTTGATTATGAACAATTAGAAAGATTTAATGAATTAAATAAAATTACAAAATCTATATTTGATTTATATTCAGACTTGAATACTGATTATCCAAAATCATTATTTGACTATTTGGGTAGAAAATGGAACTCAATAATTAGATACACTGATTCAGATATGCCAATCGACTATCACCCTACACCAGTGGATTATAAAAATTATTTAATTGACTGTGGTGTACCTATATCACAAGAAGCAATTGATTATGCACACGAATCATTAAACAAACTATTAACCCCTAATATATCTAAATTAGACGCAATTAATATGTTTCCTGATTGTGATGACAGAGTTTCTAAATCTCGAAAACATTTATGGTAACTCTGTATTATAATTTAATTGATGGTATTGATATTGATAAGATTACAAACGATGTTATTAACAAAATTCCAGACAAGGTTGTTATCTTTAATGAATTAGAATGGGAATTAAAACAACTCACAATTCAATTTATTCAATTTTTAAAAGATAGAAATGTTCAAATAGAAATTATATTTGGAAGTTTTCACACCAAATACTACGATGATTATTGTGACCGTTTAGGATTAAATTATAATAGTCTAACGTTTTGGCCTACTTATTGGATGCCGTGGACTGAAATGTGCTTGAATAGTGTAATAGACCACACTACTTATCAAGTTAATACTGATTTTAAATACCCTTTTATTTGCTTAAACAATAAAAATCATACACATCGTTGTGCTTTAATTGACCATTTGTCAAAGTATAATCTTATTGACAGTGGGGTAGTTACTTGGCATAAGTTTCCTAACTCTACGTATGAATATGATTTTAAATATTATGATGATAGTATTAGATTAATAGATGATGATTTTGTTATTAAACTAGATTCATTTTTGTTACCTCATCAATGGCATGAATCTTTTTTACATGTTATTGGTGAGGCAACAATTAATGCAGATTTTATTACAGAAAAAACAGTAATCCCGTTATTACTGAAAAAACCCTTTGTCTGTATTTCTACTAAAAATTGGAATAAAAGGTTAAAGGATTTAGGGTTTGTGTTATATGATGAAATAATTGACTACTCATATGATTCCCATGATAATGTTGAAGTAAGAGCAGATAAGTTATGTGAAAGCATTAGCAAACTATCAACTAATTACAGTGAGTTATATAAAATAATTGAACCTAAAATTCAACATAATTATAATAGATGTTTAGAAATTATTAAGGATAAAACATTTATCCCTTCAACTGTTATTGATAGAGTTACGCAAATGTCAAATAGTAATTATATGTCAATGCACACAGATCCTCGATATGAAAATATAGTGAGAAATTGCAATGATTAAAATTACAGATGTTTGGACTCTCAATTTTAATTTATTCGTAGATGACATTATTAATAACATTCAGTATGTTAAAATGGTTATACTTGATTGTTTGCATGAAGTTGACCACTACGATAAAGTTTTTAATAAACACGACATAGATAGATTATTAAATGTTACTCAGTATTATAACGTTCCGGTAAAAATTTTAACTTCAAACAATAATAAAAATTTGGCTCTTGCAAGATTTTTAAACGTTTCAATTATTTGTTGGGATACATTCTGGTTTGAAAGAACATATCGAATATGGTTACTGCACGATGAATATAATCAAACAAAGGGCATTGACATAAAAGATGATAATGTTTGTAAGGATTTTGAATTAAACTATCCATTCATATGCCTCAATAATGTTGTAAAACTTCATAGAAGTATAATGATGGACTTACTTGCTAAACATGAATTGTTGAATCAAGGTGCAATAACATGGCGCGGGGTATCTCATAGTGGGATCAATAATTATAAGTATAAACACTGGGATCCCAAAATATTAATTTTAGATCAAAATTTGGATGTAAAATTTAATCAAGAAACAATGCCAATAGAATTTAATCATTCATTTATGCAATTGGTTACGGAAACAGAAGAAAACGAATCATTTTTTAGTGAAAAAACAACAACTCCTATTCTTTTGAATAAACCTTTCTTAGTTGCATCTAATGTTGGTTTCCATCGTACATTGGAACAACTAGGCTTTCAATTATATACTGAACTATTTGATTATTCATTTGACGATGAAACGGATATTGTTATCCGATATGAAAAAATAGCTGAGAATGTAAAGCGTTATGTAGGGATAAGCCCATCTGAGTTAAAACAGCAATACAATAAAGTAATTGATAAAATTACCTACAACAGAAAACTTGCAATGAAATATGCAACTACTGTTCCGGATGAAGTTAGACAACTACATTTGTTGGTCGAAAAAAATAACATAGATTACAATGGCCCACTAAATAAAATCAAATACTTAATAAACGGAAATCTATGAAAAAAGTAGCAATGATTGGTGTGGGTAAATTGGGCCAAGACTGTGCAGAAGTAATGGCAGAAGCAGGAAATAATGTAGTTGGATATGATGTTGAACCTAGACTTCCAATGTTCCCTATGAAGGATACGATTGAGGAAGCAGTTAAAGACAGAGACTTAATTTTTATTGCGGCCCCTACCCCGCATGACCCAATATATGGAGGTGAGACCCCTACTAGTCATTTACCTAATAAAGATTTTGACTATACAATAGTTACTAACATTTTAAAAGAAGTCAATAAGCATGTTAATAAAAGTCAATTGGTTGTCCTCATTAGTACCGTGCTACCCGGAACAGTTCGCAACATCTTAGAACCTTGTATCACTAATGCAAGATTCATTTACAACCCTTACTTAATCGCTATGGGTACCGTAAAATGGGATATGGTTAACCCAGAAATGGTAATCATAGGTACAGAAGATGGTAGCATTACTGGTGACGCTAGTGAACTAATTGACTTTTATAAACAATTTATGCAGAACGACCCTCGATATGAAATTGGTACTTGGGACGAAGCAGAAGCAATTAAAATATTTTATAACACTTTTATTAGTACAAAAATTGCGTTAGTTAATATGATACAAGATGTTGCTGAAACAAACGGCAATATGAATGTTGATGTTGTCACTAACGCATTAGCAAAATCAACACATAGGATAATGGGCCCTGCATATATGATAGCGGGATTAGGGGATGCAGGAGCATGTCATCCTAGAGATAATATTGCACTACGTTACCTAGCAGACAGATTAGATTTGGGTTATGATTTGTTTGATGCAATTATGACAGCCAGAGAAAAACAAGCAGAACGTATGGCATTAAAATGTTTAACGTATGGTAAAAATGTTACTATAGTGGGTAAAGCATACAAACCAAAAGTTCCATATATCAATGGTTCTGCTAGCATGTTAGTAGGGTACTATGTTGAAAAACATGGTGGCACAGTTAACTACTATGATATACATACAGGTGATTTGGATTTAAAATCAGAATGGACTAATGTATATCTAATAGGGTATTGGGAAGAATACGTGTCTAACTTATTATTTAATATAAATTCAACTGTAATTGATCCGTGGAGAAAACTCACAAGTAAACAATTCATGGGTAACATCGTACATTATGGAAATACCAGACGTAATACAATTTAAATACGGTGAAGTATATCCATCTGAACATGTATTGTATTCGATGCGTGAACAAACGTTTAATATTTGGACTGATCTAAGAAATCATGCTAAATCTATTCATGTAATATACGCCGGCGCCAACTCAGACTATGCATTTTTTCGCCGATCTAAATTTGGGGTAGAAGCAGAAATCAGAGAAGAATACAATAAAGGCAAACGAAACTTTGTGTTTCAATGTCTTGCAGAAGGAATGATGGTAGATAATATACTACTGATTGATGATGTTATGGATTCATTATCAGATATTTTATCTAATATTGCGGTCTTCTATGTTACATCAGATCATTGTGGAGATCAATCATATATAAACATATGTAATAAACATTACAGATTAAATCGAATTAATATATTAGCAGGTGCTGGATTTGAATTTGGTTCTAAAAGTTTTTTAAGTTTTGCTAAAGAATATGTACCAGGACATAGATTAAAAAAGTTTTTATGTTTTAATAAAGTTACTAGGCAACATAGAATTAATCTGTTAGAAAAACTACTGAGACTTAATTTGGTTGATACAGCATATTATTCCTTTAATATTGAACCTGACAACTTGAATGTATTAAAGAATGATAGTAGAGGAACATTTGATGAAATTATAAAAATAGAAAATAAACTCCCATTAACGTTAAACATGACACTGGAAAGAAACAATCCGGTAGATGTGAGATTGGATGATTTATCATATTTTGATAATTCTTATTTTTCTGTAGTAACAGAAACTTTATTTTATAACCTAGATAATAGGAAATCGAATGAACTCTATATGAACGTAATTGATACGTATCCGGGTGTATTTTTTAGTGAAAAGATATATAAGTGTTTGGCTTTAAAGCATCCTTTTGTGTTGGTATCTACTTATGGGTCTTTGGCTGAATTAAGAAAACGTGGATATAAAACATTTTATCCATATATTGATGAATCATATGATGATATCAAGGATGATGATTCCCGATTAAATACAATTACTAATGAAATAAATAGACTGTGTAAGTTGTCTTCGGAAGAATGGATTCAATTTACATCTAATATAAAAGAAATTGTAGACCATAATTTCATTCATTTTAGTAACACTACTGACTTTCGAATAACCAAAAACGTAGTAAGTATGCTTAAATGAGTGTATAATTATAAAAATAAAGGAGTTACCCGTTGGAATCTAACATCACGCTATCAGATGCGGATCAAGTAATTAAAGGAAAAGTTGTTTTAAAAGAAAGACCTACCTCTGATATTGCAGACGAACGACACAAAGCAATGATGGATGCTATTGCTCCTTACGCAAAAAAATCTGTACAAAAAAACTTAACTCCTGTTTATGTAGATTACAAAACACGCAACACTAAGATGGTATTAGTATTGTGCCCTGAATGGTCCCCGTACATGCCGCCTTTCTCATTGGCAAAATTATCTGGCATTGCTAAGGCATCAGGATATGAAACAACAATCATGGATTTAAATGTTAGAGCTTTTAATGCTCATAAAAATGATTGGATTCCAAATAAAAAACTCCCGTTTAGACTATGGGATCCTGCCGCATCATGGCATTGGTTAGGTGATACTTACGCCAAAGATATTCACCCGGTACTTGAACCTTTATTATCACAAGCAATTGATGAAATCGTAGCATTAAAACCTGATGTTGTTGGCTTTAGTGTTTATTATATTAGTGAAGAACCAACTAAATGGATGTGCCAAGAATTAAAACGTAGATTACCTAACGTAAAAATTGCAGTAGGTGGACCTAATGTACACAAACACTGGTTTGCAATTCACGAATACTATGATTATGTTATTGTGGGTGAAGGGGAAAATAATCTATTAGTCATGCTTGACGAAATTGAAGAAAAGACAGAAGTTCAGTATCCACGTGTATTAACTCAACCTGAAGACCAGCGTATTAATATTAATAATCTGCCTATGCCGGATTATGAAAGTATTGACTTTTCACAGTATGAAATTCCAAACGGGATCAATAGTGAAATTAGTCGAGGATGTACTGCTAAATGCACATTCTGTGAAGAAACACATTTCTGGAAGTATCGGCAACGTCAAGCAGTTGACTTGATTACTGAAGTCGAATGGCTTTATTATAATAAAGGTACTAATATTATTTGGTTCATCGATAGTCTTATTAATGGTAATATAAATGAGTTAAGAGCCTTTGCATTAGCACTTAAAGAAAAGAAATTGAAAGTTAAATTTGCAGGGTATGCACGACATGATGGTCGTATGGATAGGGCATACTTACAAGATTTAGCGGACGGCGGTGCCCTGCGATTTAACTTTGGTAGTGAGTCCGGAAGCCAAAAAGTATTAGATGATATGGCTAAAGGTGTTACTATCAAAGAGATGGAACAAAACTTTATTGATTGTAAAGAGCTTAATATTGGTTGCGACACTAATTGGATTGTGGGTTTTTCTACAGAAGAATTACAAGACTATTCAGATACAATGACACTACAATGGCGTATGCGTGACAGCATTCATAATATGGGGTTAGGTGTTGGATTTGCAGTTGGCCCAGAAACTATTGCCGGACAGAATCCACATAAGTTTAATGTTAGTTATCAAAAATATCAAGGTCATTGGATTACACAGGATTTGAGTAAGGGAGGCACACACTTAATGGTGCGTGTAAAAAATATTCATATTTGGGCAGATAATATGGCACATTGTAAAGATGGCCCGCCTATCACTTATCCTATTCGTTTTTCATTGGCTAAAGACCACTATAAAATTAAATTCAATAATCCTGAATGTCGTAAAGAAATGAATTATGAAAAGTTTGATTATAATATCATACCACCAGTTGATCCTAACAATAAATTTGCAAATCAGTTAGTTAACGAAGTTTGGCCATTACTAAGAAATTTATGGAGAGCAAGAGGCGGATATGAAACAGAAATACATTATAATCCTGAGATTGATTTAAAAGAATTTGGTACACAATTTGGCCCGGGAATGTTTACTGCTGTTTATAAATTTAAAATTGATGATGATGGTAAGTGGGAAGCAGATTTTGATATGCATTTTAATCAAAATGTAGATAACCCAGAAGATAATAGATTGCCTCCGCCGGAAGGTCGTAAAGGTCCATTCTACGCACAGGATTATTCAAGGGCGCAGTCAAACACTGTTAAACGTGCAAGAAAATTAGCAAAGCCAAAGTGGTCAGATGAAGAAGGTCGTAGTGGGCAGGACTTTACTGATTTATTAAATGAAGAAGAATATTTGAATAAAAATGTTGACTTCTCATTCAATTTACATTATCAAGGAACGGGTGATTGGAGTAACTATAGAGATTACGAGATAAGAGTATCTGATAAAAAACGTGAGGCAATACCTGAAAAAGAAGTTATGTACGTACCTGAAGTTGCTACTATTGATATTACACAAATTAAACGTAGTAGACCAATGTTCCCTGTATAAAATAAATTTATGTTAACAACCAACAAAGAAAAAATAATGATAATAGCCGGGTGTAGTCATACATCGGGTTCAGAAATAGATGGATTAGAAGATTCTACTTATAGTAGACAACAATCATATGGCAATCAATTGGCACATAAAATGGGATATACACCTGTTAATATGGCAGAGCCCGGATCTACGAATCCTACAATAGCACGAAGTGTATTGCAATGGTTTAGTGAAAATTATAATTCATCTACGATGGAAATATTTGTGGTAGTAGGATGGACGGAAAGTACACGTATGGAAGTGCCTTGGCATAACCCGGCTCATTATGGAGCGCATTGCCCATATGGTGATTATTATGCTTCATCAGGATCACAATATTTACGGGTTAATATGGGTTGGTTGGGTCTCAATCCGGAAGAAAAAGAAATAATTCCCTCATATCACGAATTTATGGCACGTAATGAAAAATATTTAGAAATTGTTAGTGCTAATACAGTGTTGCAATTACAATATTTCCTAGAAGCAAAAAATATTAATTATATAATGTGCAATGTGATGCATATGTTTACCGAAAATGACAGTCATTTAAAATTCTATATAAACCAAATTAATAGAAATAAATATTATAACATGGAAAAGAATGACCAATCTTTTTTTATAAAATATAAAAACTTAGGTTATACCAATCCAAAAGCCAAATATTGGCATCACGGTGAAACTCCACATGCAATGTTTGCTGATGAGTTGTTAAAATTTATTAAAGGATAAAGATGTTTATAATAAGATGGTTTAAAAATTTAGTCAGAGAATACAAGTACCGTAAGCGCATTAAAGAATTACGTAAACGAGATCCATTTATCTACAAATGAACTATATTGGTATAAGTGCAGGCTTCCATGACGCGGCCCTAAGCGTTGTTGATGACAATGGTAACATATTGTTTGCCGGACACAGTGAACGCTATGATAAAGAAAAACATACAAAAAATTTGTCTTATGGTATAGTTGAAGATGCATTGTCATACACCACATCACGTGATATAGAAATTCATTATTACGAGAGGCCTTGGATGAAGTTCTTACGTCAAGTTCGTTCGGGTGAAAAGCCTAACCTATCTAGTTTATTTGTTAAAGATACAATTGGTACTGGCTTACTATACAAACTATGTGATGGTCGTGATGGCAAAGTTCATACACACAATCATCACTTAAGTCATGCCGCCGCAGGCTTTCAAACAAGCCCATATGACGATGCTACTGTAGTTGTCATTGACGCTATCGGCGAGTTTGATACTATTAGTATTTGGAATGCTTGGTATGATAAGAACGGCAAGGCTAAATACAAAAAGCTCTGGGGTCAAAAGTACCCAGACAGTATTGGATTATTCTATTCAGCAATGACTGAACGTGTAGGTCTACGTCCACTGGATGAAGAATACATACTAATGGGTATGGCCGCTTATGGTAAAACTACACACTTAGATGAAATGTCTAGCGAGTTAGTAGAGTCATATAGAGATATTATTTTCAGAGATAACTTACATACTGGTGTATCTAACGATTTCTTAAAAGGTGCAGACGATATGAGCATTGCTACTAGCACACAATTGATTGCTGAACAATTAATAATGAGTGTTATTAGCAAAGCAAGAAGTTTAGGTAGTAGTAAGAATCTTGTATACGGTGGTGGTGTAGCATTAAATTGTTTAGCAAATAGATTATTAGGAAACTTTTATGACAACATTTGGATTATGCCTAATCCTGGCGATGCTGGTTCTAGTCTTGGAGCGGCCTGTCTCGGTTATGGTAAACGTGTTAATTGGACTAATGCTTTTCTTGGTCATGATATTAGTGGGCCTTACCCTGCCAATCGTATTATTGACTGTTTGGTTACCGATAAGATTGTGGGAATTGCTAATGGAAGAGCAGAGTTTGGCCCAAGAGCACTTGGCAACCGCAGTTTATTGGCCGACCCGAGAGGAAATGAAATTAAGGATAAAGTAAATGAAATTAAACGTAGACAAAAGTTCAGACCTTTCGCCCCAGTTATTTTGGAGGAACACATTGATAACTATTTTGATATGCCTCGTGGTTTCAATAACAGTAGGTATATGCAAGTCATCGCTCGTTGCAGGCATCCTGACTTATTTCCTGCTATCGTTCACGCTGATGGCACTAGTAGGGTCCAGACTGTTTCAAAAGATGGATCAGGGATAAGAGAACTATTAGAAAAGTGGTATATATTAACGGGGTGCCCAATGCTACTGAATACCTCATTAAATATTCGTGGTGAGCCAATGGTAAATGACCGAAATGATGCGGATAGATTTGAAAAACTATACAACGTACAAGTATTATCATAAGTAATCTTTATGCTAAGAGATGTATTTTATTACGGCAAAAAGCCCAATGTTCACCCTAAAGAAAAAGTTGCAACCTCACTAGAAGATGCACGACAACAAGCCACTTCAGAACATTTTTGGATTATCAATGAGTTTTGTGACTATCGAGATTTTGATTGGGACTTTGATTTTGAGTTTCTTTCGGATGCAGATGTCTGGGCTGAAGAACATATCAATGTTTGGCCTAGTCAACATCAAAAAGATAGTGGCACATGGTTAGTTAATACTGACAATAAAACTCCACTAACAATCTATCGTGCTGATGTTGATCCAATCAAAAGAAAAAATGAAAAAAATTCTAACTGGGTATTAAAAGATTCAATTGACGAATCTAAATTTGATTTTAGTTGGCATCCTGATCCAACTGATCCGTTGTACATTTATATTTTTCCAACTAATTGGAATCCCGTAGGTGGTCCTGAATATCATGTTACTGGTGCAATTGAAAAGAAATTTCTTACTACACAGATCGGTGTCACAGTTCCTCGAAAGGATAAGTGGAACATACCGTCTAATGTTGATACCGCTGGTTTTGATTTTAGTTGGGTCCCTCATCCTGATGATCCTCCGTTTATATATGAATTTAGAACTCAATGGCAAAAGACAGGTGGCCCTCAATATGTAGTTGAAGGTGCCGATGAAATTAAATATATCGATACCTTACGTGCAACTGCAATAGTAGATATGTCTCATTGGACACTACCAACTAACATTGATATTGAAGGCTTTGATTTTAGCTGGCATCCAGATGCAACAAGTCCACCATACATTTATGTATTTCCCACTCAGTGGGCATTAAGCGGTGGACCAATATACACTGTTGAGGGAGCGACTGAAATTAAATATGTTGAAGATATGGTTGCAAAAGCACTTCCAGACAAAGCTAACTGGGAAGTTCCGACGTTTGTTGACGCTGAATCATTTGATTTCTCATGGCATCCATATGCACAGGATGAACCTTATATATACCAATTTGGTACACAATGGCAAAAGACAGGTGGACCTGTCTACAAAACACCCGGTACTCATAAGAACAGTTCAGTTAAGTACATTGATACACGTATTTTAAAAGCAAATAGATTACATTCTAAGAAGGGTTTTGCTACGTTAAATAATTACCGTATAAAAGAGTTTGATTACTCATGGCACCCTGATACGACTGAAGAACCTTACATTTATGTTTTTGGTAACAATCAATACCCGGCAGAAATTATGCCTACAATTGAGTATGCAGTTCCCGGGGCAACGCAAATCAAATATGTAAATGAGATTGTAGCTATATTAGATGATGATCGGACTAATTGGGAAATACCAGATAATGTCGATATAACAAATTTTGATTTTAGTTGGAAACCTAATCCCAAAGACCCTCCCCTTATCTATGAGTTTGGTACACAATGGCAAAAGACAGGTGGACCTAAGTACATAGTTGATGGTGCTACTGAAATTAAATATGTCGATACACAGAAAGTTAATTATTTACCTAGTAAAAAGAATTGGGTTTCTCCGCCAGACATTGAACATAAGATGTTTGATTATAGCTGGCATCCAGATAGTACCGAACAGCCTTATATATATGAGTTTGGTACACAATGGCAAAAGACAGGTGGACCTAAGTACATAGTTGATGGTGCTACTGAAATTAAATATGTTGATGTAATTAAAGCAATAAAAAAATCAAACAAATTAAATTGGTATATTCCTAAATATGTTGACGAAGCGTCATTTGATTTTAGCTGGCATCCAGACAGTACAGATGATTCGTTTAACTATGAATTTACAACTGTATGGCAATCAGAGGGTGGACCTATATATCAAGTAGAGGGAGCAACTGATACAAAGTATGTAACTTTTCCTGTAGCAAAAACTTTATCAGATAAATCTAAATGGTCAATACCTAAAAATATAGATAGCGATGCCTTTGATTTTAGTTGGCATCCTCATCCACGTGATCCTGCATATATCTATGAATTTAGTACACAACACCAACGATCAGGTGGACCAATATATAAAGTAAATGGTGCTAAAGAAATTAAATATGTAACCGAACCAAAAGCCACGGCTATAGTTACTACTAATAATTGGGAAGTACCTACTAATATTGATGTTGCTGAATTTGATTTTAGTTGGCACCCAGATAATACTGAACAACCTTATATTTACGTGTTTGGAACTCAATGGGCATTGACCGGCGGACCTAAATACATGGTCCCGGGCGCTACAGAGATTAAATATATTGACAATATTATTGCCAAGGCTGCCCCTAATAGAAAATATTGGACTGTACCTGATACCATCGATGCATCTACGTTTGATTTTTCATGGCACCCCTATGCAGAAGACGAACCCTTCATCTATCAGTTTGGTACGCAGTGGCAAAAGACAGGGGGTCCGATTTATACACCACCTGAGGCTGATTCTACATGTTTTACAAAGTATATTGATACTCGTATTATTAAAGCAACCAGATTACCTAGTTTAGAAAATTGGGTGATACCTAATAATATTGATAAAAAATCTATTGATTTTAGCTGGCACCCAGATGATACTGAATCTCCATACATATATCACTTTGAAACACAATGGAATGACAGGGGCGGCCCAGAATACCAGGTGCCAGGTGCCACAGAAGTAAAATATTCATCTAGTATTATTGCTAAAACTAAAAAGTCTAAACATAATTGGAAATCATTAATTAATATTGATGAAGATAAATTTGATTACAGTTGGACTCCTCACCCGCATGACCCACCTTATATATATGTATTTGGTAATCAATATCATCCTGCAGAGTTAGAACCTACTATACAATATATAGTAGAAGGTGCAACGCAGGTCAAATATGTAAATGAGATTGTAGCAACAACACTGCCTGAACTAGATAAGTGGGAAACACCTCTGGGATTTAATAAATTAACATTTGATTATAGTTGGAGACCCAATCCAACAAGTCCTCCTTATATATACCAATTCGGTACTTTGCTAGATAAAGAAGATGGTCCTAGATATATAACACCGAATAATGATGGTGAAGTGGTGTATTTAGAAAGAAAAGAAATTGTTGTTTTAGAAATTCCTGTTGACGGATTTCCTAAATACTATGTTGAAACTACATTAGAAGATTTAGTCAAAAAACATCCCAATGAAATGTTCTGGGCATTAAATCCAGATTTAGAATATAGTAGTTTTGATTTTAATTGGAAACCCGGTATCGACCAGGCACAGTTTGTACATGCATTTGGTTCTAGTGATAGTGAAGCAACTCAAACATATTTGATTAACAGCAATATGTGGGAGAAGGGTCATAGAGAAATTAACTGGGTCAAGGACGTTAAGTTAGATGATGAATCATTGTTTAAACTGTTTAAAAAACCTGATATGTTCTTTGTTGATAGAGGTAATAAAGAAACACAGACTCGTTTTGATGAATTAAAAGAACGATTCCCTACTATACAAAAGACACGCTACCTAAATACATGGGTGGATACAATCAACCGTTGTATCAATCGTTCAAGTACTAACCTATGTTGGATTCTTAATAGTGAATTAGATTACAATAACTTTGACTTTGAATATTATCCTAATCCTTGGCAAATGAAAATGGTTCATGTATTTGGTACGCAGTGGAGCCATTGGGGAACAACGTTCATGGTTAACCGTGACACCTTTGCTAATGATACCAAATATGTTAAAATTATTGAACACTTGAATAACATTAACTTTGTTAAGGATCGTACAGCAGTAGCAACAAATGTATTATACGATACAGTTTACATTGACCATGGAAACAAACCAGTTCCAGAGAACACATTGGTCATTGAATATAACGAAAGTTATCTCAAAACATTTAAGAAGTTACTAGAACAATTACCTGATAAAAAAGAACATTTTGTTTGGGTTACTAGTTCAATATGTGATTATAATGGATTTGACTTTACATATATATGTGATCCATTTGCACGTGACCAACTACATGTATTCCCTAGCGATAAACAAAAGTTTGGTGATACATTCTTAGTTAATGTGAATAAACTACGTGAGTTAATTGATAATGTTGAAGAATTAAAAGACGTTAAAGTTAACTATAATCAACATATGCGAGTAAAACGTTTACCTGCCCCAACTATTATTACAGAAGGGGATACTCATGTCTCTACTATTCATACTGATTTTAATTTCCCTTATGCTACGTTTCAAACGATTGACAACCAAGAAATAAAAGTTGTTGATACTGAGCCAATGAGTTTATGGAATATTGAAAGTAAAACTATTAAAATTAATAGCGTGGGTGGATCACATATTATTGTACCAAAAGAAGCAAAAGACTATGTAAAGCGGGAATTATATGATTATCCATATATTCAAACTAGCAAAATATTAGCTAAATCTACACCAATGGACATTGTGTTTTTAAGTAACGGTGAGACCGGAGCAGACGAAAACTATGAACATTTATTAAAGACTACACAAGGACTACCTAATCGTGTTGTTCGTGTTGATGGAGTTAATGGTCGTGTTAAAGCATATCACGCGGCAGCAGAGGCAAGCAACACACCTTGGATGTTTACTGTATTTGCTAAATTAAAAGTTAGTCTTAAATTTGATTGGAACTGGCAACCAGATAGATTGCAAATACCTAAACATTATGTATTCCATGCTAAGAATCCTGTTAATGGATTAGTATACGGTCACCAAGCTATGATTGCTTACAATAAGAAATTAACACTTGCCAATGAAGGTAAGGGCCTTGACTTTACAATGGATGATGAACATGAAATTGTAGAGGTTATATCAGGAACCGCAAACTTTAATACAGATGAGTGGAGTACATGGCGCACTAGTTTCCGTGAGGCACTTAAGTTATGTGCTAATACTGATGAGATTAGTAAAAATCGTTTAGAGTTTTGGTTAACGGTTGGATCTGGTAAGTTCTCTGATTATAGTATTGAAGGTGCACAACACGCTGTGGCATATTACAAAGAAGTAGAAGGTAATTTTGACAAATTAAAATTAAGTTATGACTGGGCTTGGTTGCGCCAACACTATGAAAACCTATATAAATAAAATTATGTCTTTAGATTTTCAGTATTTACAATCATCTCGCTTCTTTCAATTTGGATCCTATTCACTAGAATTTAGTGAAAATAAAGAAGGTTCTGCTCAAAAAAGAAATATATCATTGTTTGATGCATTTTGGTATCCACCGACGTATTCAATATCTGATTTACATTCAAAAAATTATGTTTCATCAGAAGGTTATTTTGGTGCCTCACTTGAACGTGCATTAGATCCTACCGTAAAATTATCAGTTAGAAATACTATTGTGAATCAATGGAATGAAACATATAATGTAGTAAATAAATTAAATGTTAGCCCTAAAGCAGTACATTTTGCAATACAACCACCCGGTGCATTGTGGAAAAAACACACTCATTCTATTAACTGTAAACAAACATTGACATTTTGTTATGGTTTTACTGAACAAGCAATTAGTGGGGATAACCCTAGTAGGTTCGTAGTTGATAACGGCACTGAGTATAGTTTTGTATATCCAGGTAACAGATTCTATTTTACATTTAAAGATAATTTAAAACATCAAAGTATTTCAAACGAATGGAGATTTTTTTGGATATATGACTTTGACCAATATATAGATGTTCCTGACTCTGATTTTATAGAAATGCCTATAGTGTTAAATTAAAATGTCAAATTATATAGTTTGTTATCCGGCAGGTGCATCTGGAAGATTTTTATCAGCAACCATATTTAAGATTGCAAATAAAATGGATGAAATAGTATTAACAACTGATGTTAACTCCGGACATTTAGAATTTGAGAATAAGATAATACCGGGATATAATCCAATAGAAAACAACAATCATCCTTTTGTTTTTAAAGATTTGATACCTAATAATTTAAATGACACCATACCTGTTTTCAGTACACACGCATTTCCCAAATTTAAAATAATTGACCGAATGGATCAATTCAATGATACTAAATTTATAACATTAGTACATGAAACCGATGACTACAAAGAACTAGTTGCAAATGTTTTGATTAAAGCAATAGTTCCCCAACTTAAAACTATTCTTAGTTCTTTGGGAGGGGTAGAACAATTTAAGGGTAAGACATATTTTTATAGTGCAGTATATATTGTTATTAGATTCAAAGATACATTTGGATATGATTTAACGATAGACAATTTACTTGATATTGATACTATTAAAAATTTATATGAATTAGATTTAAAAAGAAGAAAAATAAATGAAGAGGAATTAGGTAAATTTAAGACACCAATTAATATACCTGATAGTTTTAAAGACCGCATGATTGTCATACAGTATAAAGATATTTTCATAAAAACAAAAACATCATATGTTGCATTGGACCAGTTAAGTAATTTCATCGGGCTACCCATACCTGCTAATGTTATAGATTCATATGCAAAGTATGTTAACAATCAACAATTGATGTTAGACAAATATTTTCCATGGTTAAATGATTACCAAATTATTTGACAAACAATTAGTATAAATATATGTTATTATGATAACACAAACATTAAAAATTTCAGGTTACTTAATTGGTGCGTACATTGCGTACAAATTAGGTTTAGAGGCTTGGTGTGTAGTTTACGGACTATTATACAACTAATCGTGAACAATAAAATTAAAACTCTACAAGAAAACTTAGCCAAAGACTTAGTTAGTTTGGAAGATAATGATTTGGTTACAGAACAACAACTAGACAAAATAACGGATGCATACACCCAAGTGTATGATATTATATCCAAAGCAATTGACAAAACAAAAGAATAAATATATAATAACTTAAAGGACTAGATGTATGAGTACAGAATTTTTTCGCAAATACATAGATATCGTAGACGAATCTGTGCGCGGTGTAATGGTAGGACAAGGCGGCACTGCGGTACGTCCAAACAGTCCAGAAGAAAGAGATATTGTAGCCAAGGGACTAAAAACTGCTCGGACATACAATAAAAACATGGCCAAATATGCGGCAGCCCCGGGCGAGAAACAAGACATAGATCCTGCAACAGCCCAGCGCCGAAGCAGAGGTGCATTAAGTGGTTCAATTATAGAACCTGGTACAGGAGGTGCTGACGTTGAGAAAGGTATGCCCGTTACTATACCAAGTGCTCCTGATTCAGGCACGTGGCAGACTAGAGCTATTAATACTAAAAATCCAAATGTTAAAGTTGGAAGTGACCTCAGAGCTAATCAAGGCAAAGCAACAGGACCTCGAAAACCTAGCGCACCTTGGTAAAAGTTATTGCTGTATGAAGCAAAGAGAAAAGTGTTCTGGACGGGGGTGCGAATCCCCCCAGGTCCACCATAAGGAAGTTTGATGCGTATTAATGAAATTGCTAGTTCAAAACTAAGTTTCGATACAACAAAAGGTAGTAATACTATTGGTGTTGAAATGAATGTTGACGGGCAATATGCAGGAACGTTTCAATACGATGCAGATAGTGGAAGAAGTTTAGTAGAGTTAGATCCAATCTTTCAAAGCAAAGGATTAGGTAAAATTCTAATACTAAAAGGAATCTATACTGCTATCATGTCAGGATTAGACTATGTAGAAGATGAGTCACGCACCCAAGCATTTGACAATGCTATGGATAGTTTGGCAGATTCAGGATACATTGTCAACGATGATGAGTATTGGTATGTTACCGGTGAAGGTGAGCAATACCTCAAACAAGTTTCTTTATGATGGGCCTGCATAGTTTCGACAGGGCAAAGAGTAACAGAGTGGACAGCTCGGCAATGTGAAAGCCGTAGGGTTGGGGGAACTCGGCCGAAGAAGCAAAAACCATAAATGCAAACGATAGCGTTTATTCTTTAGCCGCGTGAGGTTAAGGTGCAGTAGGACTTACTGTATTAAATAAAAAACCACAATAGGAGCTTCGGCTCCTATTTGTTTGGATATTCCCATGTCCATGTCCCGTCCTGTAATACTTTTTTCCTTCTCCCAGTGACAGTAAACGACAACTTGGCAGAACCTTTTTTACCATTGATAATTGACTGCGGATTCTTTTTACCCTTAGTAGTAGGTTTGCCTGTTCTTGCCGCAGACATTTTTGATAAAGTTTCATCGGAGTAGATATTTACCTTGCCCTTGTTCCAAGGTGCCGATCCTCTAGGCTTCCCGTGCTTTAAGTTATAATATTTTTTACCAAACTCATTCTCTTTAATCATATTCAATAAACGATATTCTTCAGTTTTCATATCTGAGATTTGAATCATTTTTATGATACGCCTTTTGAAATCTTGCGGTCTATACCGAACTTCCCCCGTTAACCAATGTGATGAAGAAATGTATCCATCATCAGGGGTACCTTCGTGCGACCCAACATAATACATATTTCGGACCTTATCTCTCCAAATATAAATGAAACCCATATGTCTTTCTCCTTTCTATTATTTATCAATGCGTGAAAAAAATCACGCATTAGTAGCCTATTTTGTTGCCCTATTCTACCAAATACACTTACTTTTTGTGCAAACTGATAGTATACTTTGCGAGATGAACTATTTTATTGGGCTAGCAGTTAGTCAATAAATATTAGTCTAACTTGTTGAGAGACAAGTTTATTTTAAAAGGAAATCTTATGAAAAAAATCGCATTAGCGACATTATTAGCCGCAACAACAATGGTTGCATCAGCACAAGTATCAATCTCTGGTAAAGTTGCTCAATTTGTAGACAATACTAAAACTGGCGCAATAAGCAATACTAGTATCGCCGGCGAACCAACAAACAACATTACTATTTCTGCTACAGAAAATTTAGGTGGTGGTTTGAAGGCACGTGTTATACTTGATACAAGCATTGGTGCAAATACCATTAATGGTAGTGGTACTCAAATGGGTGATCGTCAAGGTACAGTTGGTCTAGCATCAGGCATTGGATCAGTTGATGTTGGTCGTAATGTTCACAGTGAATTCTTAGCAATCACTAACAATGATGTATTCGGAACTACGTATGGTTCTGTAGCAGGTGATGTACATAACTTGCGCGGGCTACGTGTAAGCAATGGCGTATTCGCAACAGTGACACCATTCAAAGGTGTGACAGTTTCGTATGACCGCACACAAGGTGCAACTGGTACAGATGCAACTAGTTATGGCGCAGTTGGTACATTCGTTGGCTTTACTGCAACAGTCGCTCGTTTTGAGCAAGGTACTGAAACTAGTACAGTAGTTGGTTTAAGCACTAATATTGCAGGCACACGTTTGACTTACACTCACAGCGATGACAAAGGAGTTGTAAATAGCGAAGGCGATTTAATTGGTATTGCCAAACCATTCGGCGCATATACTGCTAAAGCAAGTTATGGTCGTACTAACCAAGATGTTAAGGCTTACTCAGTTGGAGTTGGTTATGCTTTCAGTAAGCGTACTGACTTAGAAGTTGCATATCGCAACATTGACAAAGCTGGTACTTCAGCAGATGTAACACAAGTTGGAGTTGGTCTAATACACCGCTTCTAATCTCAGGGAGATTAAAACAAAAGGCTCTTCGGAGCCTTTTTTGTTGACATAAATACCTAAACGTGTTATACTTTCAACATGAAAATAGAACGTGCATTAGATTGGAACAAAGTAAGCAGTGACTTATCAAGTCAAATGAATGGCATTGGCTACAATCCAGACTTACATCGTATGCACAAAAACATTGATAAAATGGTAACTGAATTAAGCAAACTTGAGGTGGCTATTCGTAGAACGGGTAAATTTTCAATGCTTGATGATAAAGTAGCCGAAATAAACAAATCAATCAATCACCTAGAAAAGTTAGTGTTGATGGCCAATCTGATGAAGTAAATTTGACAACAAATGGGTTTGGGTATATAATAGAGTCTTATTCAGTCAAAAGGCATCTATGAAATTCAATGCAAACGCAATTAGTACTTTATACTTTAGAATCTCAATTAAAAAACGGCCCTATAGTGATGAAGAAATTTGTTTATTGATTACTGCTAGTGATTATACAAAAACGAATAATAAAGGTAAGATAATGCTAGGTAAAGCATTATATTTTAGAGAATTGCCACTATCTACTGAACAAACTATTATTGATTCTAACATTGAACACATTGCCAGAATTAATAACTATTCAACAGTAAGTGTGTTGTAAATTAACAACAACAATTTTGACATTAAATGGACTCTGTGATATACTTGTATTGAATTGATAAAGGGTGTAATATGGAATACAAAGTTGAAGGCAGTCGCCGCAACAAAAAATTCGTTGAGGCGATACTTCCTTCAATGATATCCCAATTAAAACTTGAAAACTGCACAAAGGCAGTTGTCATTCGTATCAAGGATGAGTGTGATGGTAATCAAGGTATTACGGTTGACCTATCTCAACTTACCGGTTGCTACATGGTTGTAATTAAACCTACACGCAAACTTAAAGACATTGGATTGACACTTGCCCACGAAATGGTCCATGTCAAACAATTGGCAAAGGGTATTCTTAAGAATAAACAAAATGGAGTAAACATATGGGCCGGCAAGCGATACACTAATAAAATTGCATACTTGGATATGCCATGGGAAATTGAAGCCTTCTCAAAGCAAGAATTGATTCTACGCAGGGCATTTGAAGAATGATGCCCGAAAACAAAAACATAGCACTTGACAATAAATCAAGTTTCATATATACTAGCATCTGTTTCTAAACAAGCCATTTCAAAGGAGATTATATGGCATCGCAAATTTCTGACAATCTAACAATCACTAGCGTACAAACTCGCAAGGCAATGCTAAAAGCGTTTAAAGCTAAACGCCCGCTCTTTATCTGGGGCCCGCCCGGTATTGGCAAGAGTGAGGTAGTTGCTGAAGTTACTGAAGAACTTGGTGGCTTTATGATTGACTTGCGTATGGCACAAATGGAACCCACTGACATTCGTGGTATCCCATACTTCAATCGTGATATCAATAAGATGGATTGGGCGGCACCTGTTGACTTGCCCGATGAAGAACTTGCAAGCAAGTACCCGATCGTTGTTTTGTTCTTGGACGAAATGAACAGTGCATCACCTGCAGTGCAGGCGGCAGGTTATCAGTTGATTTTGAATCGCCGTGTAGGTAAGTATTTCTTGCCCGATAACGTTGTTATCGTTGCGGCAGGTAATCGTGACAGTGATAAAGGTGTTACTTATCGTATGCCGATGCCCCTCGCTAATCGTTTCTTGCACTTGGAGATGCGAGCCGACTTTACATCATGGCAGAACTGGGCAGTTGACAAGGGTATTCACAAAGACGTTGTGGGTTACTTGTCATTTGCTAAACAGGATCTGTATGAGTTTGATAGTAAATCTAGTTCACGTGCGTTTGCTACACCCCGTAGCTGGTGCTTTGTGTCTGACTTGTTGAATGATGAAGACAACACCGACAGTGATACATTGTTCAATCTGATTGCAGGTTCAGTGGGTGAAGGTCTTGCTGTTAAGTTTATGGCACACCGTAAGGTTGCAGGTCGTATGCCCGAACCAAGTGACATTCTTTCAGGTAAAGTGAAAGACTTGTCTGTGAAAGAAATTTCGGCAATGTACTCATTGACTATTTCAATGTGCTATGAATTGCGTGATGCACTTGAAACTAAGAAAGTTGACAGTAAGAAATTCCACGAAATGGCTGACAACTTCTTTAGCTACATTATGACTAACTTTGAGACTGAGTTGGTTGTGATGGGTGCTAAGATTGCATTGAAAACATACAAGCTCCCAATTGAGCCAAGTCAGTTGAAACACTTTGATGACTTCCACAAGAAGTATGGCAAGTACATTGTCGAAGCAGGTAACTAAACAGAGGGGTGCTAGTCACCCTTCTTTTAACTAAGGATTATCATGTCAGGTAAGAAATATTTTTACGCATTGGGTCAACGTGCCCGAGCAAAAGGAATGTCTAAGGACCAAGGAATGGCCTTGTATGCTATTGAATCAGGACCTGACTATGCCCGAATTGCGTTTGACGCAGGATATCGTGGTCTTGCATTTAATTGACAATAAATTAAATATGTGTTACAATAGACACATAAACAACAAAGGACTGTTATGAGTGAAGTACTAAATCCCACTAAGCGAACACGTAGCAAGAAATACGAAAATCTTATCGGACCTACTGATAAGAAAGTTGACTTTGATGCACGTGAACGTTTGGTAACAGCACGTATTGGTTTGTTGTTGCGACAGTCATTCTTTGGTAATCTTGCAACACGGTTGCAGTTGGTTAATGCTGATGAATGGTGTGGTACAGCGGCAACTGATGGTCAGAAATTCTATTACAACAGCCGCTTCATTATGATGTTGAAGCCTAAAGAAGTTGAATTCTTGGTAGCGCATGAAGTATTGCATGTGGTGTACGATCACATGGGTCGTAGAGATCACCGCGATCCGCAAATCTGGAACATTGCCGATGACTATGCAGTGAATGCAGACTTGAAACGACACAAGATTGGTCAATTCATTACTACAGTACCTTGCTTGTATGAGCAAAAGTATGATGGTAAAGCCGCTGAAGCAATCTATGATGACTTGATGAAGAATGTTCAAAAGATTGATATCAATGATTTGATTGACCAATTGCTTGACGATCACATGGATGGTGATGACGGTGAAGGCGACGGTGAAGAAATTGACGGTAGCGGTAAAAGTAAAGGTCGTCCAAAACTTTCTGAAGAAGAAAAAGAACGCATTCGTCAGGAAGTTAAGCAAGCAATTATCAATGCCGCAAGTAGTGCTGAAGCAGGTCAGTTGCCACTAGGTGTTGAACGATTGATTAAGCAAGCTACTAACCCAGTCATGCCCTGGCGTGAACTGATTCAAACGAACTTGACTAGTGCAATTCGTACTGACTACTCTTGGATGCGTCCTAGCCGTAGGGGTTGGCACATGGATGCTATCATGCCCGGCATGACCCCGGGAGAAGAGATTGATGTTGTTGTTTCTATTGATATGTCAGGTTCTATCAGTAACAAACAAGCACAACAATTCTTAGGTGAGATTGGTGGCATGATGGATTCGTTCGATGGTTACAAGGTCCATGTATTTTGCTTTGATACTGACACATATAATCCACAAGACTTCTCTAGTGAGAATATGGAAACTATTGAAGAATATCAGCCAATGGGCGGTGGTGGTACTGACTTTGATTGTATTTTCAAATACTTGAAAGACAATGCTATTGATCCAAAACGATTGATTGTATTCACTGATGGCTATCCCTGTGGTAGTTGGGGTGATGCTGATTACTGTGATACGACATGGATCATTCATGGTGACAAGAATCCAAATCCCCCATTTGGTACCTATGCAATTTATGATGATAAAGTCCAGTGAAGAAATAATTATTTACGAATCACCGGATGGCGGTAAGACAGTCTATGCTCGTAAGTCGGGAGAGCCTCCAAATTCTCGCACTCTACATAGCATAGATCCTGTTTGGAAAAAAGAACAAGAGTTAAATGTACGTTGGGCCAATCTTAAAGAACCCGTATTTATGGCTGATAGTGACCCAACACTTAATGATGCAATAAGTAAAGTAGAAATGTTATATGCCCTCAAGAAAGAAAACTAAACACTATCTTGCAATGTGGGATATGTTAGGCCTTGAATGTTTGTTTGACGTTGGTGCTGAAATAGCAGAACATGATGCATGGGAAAAAGAAAAGATTGTTTCTATTCTTAAAGAACAACCAGTAACTAAAAGAAAAAGTACTATCCCGTTGCAAATGATGATCCTTCGTGCTAAAGTGAATAGCCAACGTGCGTATGAGATTTATGAATTCGGTAGCACTATTGAGTATGACGAATTGAAAGAAGCGTTTAATGATGATCCACAACCTATTGTTGAATGGATTAGAAGTAATGGTAAAAAAGTTTATAGTGATTACGTTAAACAAAATAGGAAAATGATTGTATGATGTATATTGGTACAAGCCTCGGTGGTTGTTTACTTAGCCTGTTGGCCGGCGAAGTGTCCGAGGACGAGGTAATGTTCATTGTAACACGCACTGATTGCCCTGACTACGATAAATTTATTGGTGTAGTTAAAGCATATCATGCACAAGGTAATCCTTTTGCCCGTAACCCTGCAAGATATAGTTTGGGTGATTACCCATTAGATGATGCAGTTGATTTGGCTAGTAGATTATATTATTCTGGTAGGATTCATCAACCAAGAACCTTTACTAGTAAAGGTGTCGACCCTGATTATGCACATCCTGCTAAACTGGGTCATGGATTGTGGATGCAAGTCGTACCTACAAATGATAATAGTACACCTGCAGTAGTTGAAGCCTACGAAAAATATAAAATGCTGGATACATTAACTAAATGACAGAGTATCAAATTGATCCGGTTAGTTGGTTTACGGAGCGTGAACTAAAATACACACCTAAACATTTTGTTGTATCTACTACCGCATTGACGGGTGACAATAAGTTATGGATATTGAATAAACTTAAGGGAAGATTTTCAGTTGTATTTACAGAGGACGGCATGGATGATGTACTTGTGTTTCAATTAATGGGTAAACCTGCATTTGAAGACCCCAAAGAAGCAACATTTTACGAATTGACTTGGTCTTGATGCCCAAAACAATTACTACGGAAAAAATAAGTAGTATAAGAAAATTATATTAAATATCTATAACACTCAAGGAGAATATTATGAGTTTTTTAAAACACGTCGGTAAACATGGTGATCGCAAAGTAGCAATCATTTTTCGTGAAGTTCCTGGCGAATCACACATGTGTTTAGTAACATATACAGAAACACTTAACCAGCATATACATGACCCGCTAATTCGTTGTATTGAATCTGATATCGGCCAACATGCAGAATCATTATCTGATGCGCTTAATCGCACGTTGGGTATGGATGGGCAACCAATCTTATTCACATTACACCGTGAGGGATTGTTGAAGAAAGTACAAACAGAAAACATCGTTGTTACTCCAAATTCAAACACTAAAATTAAATTAAATGAACTTAATAAGATTTTAACTGAAATGAAACAAGGTGAAAGCGCCGTTAAACGTATGGCCGAAATTGACCAAAGTCGTGGTCTACAAACTCCATCTGATGTAGCACGTAGGATGCGTGAAAGCAAAACACGTGATGCCAAAGTACCAGCAACACAACCACTAATATCATCATCAAATGACGCATTAGGTGATAACGTTATTGCAAATAATTTAAGACAACAGGCACAGAAGATGGAAGCAGAAGCTAAAGGATTATTAGCCGAGTCTGCTAGATTGTTGTCTGAAGCCGAAACAATGGATCCAGTTGTAAAAAAAGCAACTAAAGTTAAAAAAGCAAAAGTTAGCGCATAATGAGTCCAGAGTTCATTGAGAAATGGGAACATATTCTCGAAGATGTTGAGAAAAATAAAATACCTGTACAGTTTATCAAAAAATTAATTGTTAAACTTCAAGGTAAACGACAGCAAACTATCAATGTAGAAAAATTCTTACAACAAGGATTAGATCCAGATCAGATAGAAGATGCAGTAAGTAGAAAACTTAATGAATTAGACGACCAAATCGTTAGTGTTGAGTTTATACTTAACGTGCAAAATATTGCTGACACAGTTCAACCTGAAACAGATAGACTTTTAGGTAAACTTTAACTTTATCAAAAAGCCCTGAATATTTAGGGCTTTTCTTTTATTATGTTATAATACAATAATGAAACAATACTTAGACTTACTACAAGATATTTTAGATAACGGAGAACTTAAAGATGACCGAACTGGTGTTGGCACTCATAGTGTTTTTGGACGTCATATTCGCTTTGATTTGCGTAGGGGCTTTCCCGCAATTACCACTAAGAAACTTGCTTGGAAGGCTTGTGTCGGTGAATTACTTTGGTTTATTGAAGGCAGTAGTGACGAACGCAGATTGGCTGAAATCACGCATGGTACCAAAGAGGGTGTTGTAACTATTTGGACACCAAATGCGTTGTCACCTTATTGGAAACCTAAGGCAAGATTTGAAGGTGATCTAGGTCGTATATACGGAGTTCAATGGAGAGATTGGATAACCCACACCCCTGAAGGTGAGCCTGATATTGATGATGAATATGGTAAAACATATTTCGATCCGGTGTATAAACACATTGACCAATTGGCAAATCTCATTAAAGGATTAACAGAAGATCCTAATGGGCGCAGGCATATACTAAGTGCTTGGAACGTGAGCGAGTTAGACCAAATGGCATTGCCACCTTGTCACGTTATGAGTCAATTCTATGTTAATAAAAATAAAGAACTATCTTGCCATATGTATCAGCGTAGTGTTGATGTTTTCTTGGGCTTACCTTTTAATATTGCTTCTTATGCATTACTTACACATCTATTGGCACATCACTGTGGTTTAAAAGTAGGTGAACTTGTTATCAGTACGGGTGATACACATATCTACAAAAACCATATTGAACAAGTCAAAGAACAATTGCAACGAGAACCATTCGAATTACCTACGCTAATGCTAAACTCATTGAAGACTAATATCTTTGAAATGACAATGCAAGACATTCACTTAGAGAACTATCAAAGTCATGGCCCTATTAAAGCATCAATGGCAGTCTGAAGAAGAATTTAATAGACCTAAGTATCAGGTACAAATATCTGATACAGGTGAAAAGTCAGTGTCTATTACTCATGTAGTTCACACTATTCGAATGGGTGATGCTGAAGATCCTGACTTGATGATTGCTCAACCTATTTGGGAATGGCAACAAACAGATGCGGGTAAATGGATAATGGAAAATTCTAGTCCTGCGCCTAGTTGGCATCGTCATACAGACTTTAACACATATGGTCACATATATCAGATTAGAGCATATTTAACCCACAAACAATTAACATTTTATAGATTGAAATACGAATGAACATTTTAGTAACAGGCGGTCTCGGCCTTATCGGACATCACGTAGTAAATAAATTAGAATCATTAGGACACGATGTTGTCATTACTGATACTCGCACTACTTATGGAATTATTCCTCAAGATGAAATTGATTACTTGATGGATGAACGTCTTAAGAAAATCAAGACAAATTATATATACAAGATTGATATCAGTAACGGTGATAGTATTGATTGGCTGATACAAAAACATCAGCCTGGAATTATTATTCATATGGCTAGCTTCCCTCGTCAGAAAGTTGTTAACGCTAATCCAGCAATAGGAGCACGTACAATGATGGAAGGATTAATGAATCTATGTGAATCAGCAAAGAAACACAATGTAACTAAATTCCTGTATATCAGTAGTTCAATGGTATACGGAGACTTTACTGATGACGTAGTGGAAGATTATAACTGCAAACCACAAGGTCAGTATGGTATTATGAAACTATCCGGTGAGCATATTGTTAAAGACTACAGCCGTCGTAATTGTTTTAGTCACACTATCATTCGTCCAAGTGCCGTTTATGGGCCATTGGATGTTGAGGATCGTGTTATTGCTAAGTTTATGTTAACTGCAATGCGCGGTGGCACACTCAAAGTTAATGGTGCTAGTGAAACACTAGACTTTACTTATGTAGAAGATGCCGCAGATGGTATCGTAGCTGCCGCAGTGAGTGAGAACACAAAAAACAAAACATACAATATTACAAAGAGCCATAGTCGTAGTCTATTAGATGCGGCCAATCTAGCAGTTAAGATTGTAGGTCAGGGTAGCATTGAAGTCAAAGACAAAGATGCTGACTTTCCAAGTCGTGGTGCATTGAATATTGATGCGGCACGTAAAGACTTTGGATATGATCCTAAAGTAGATGTAGAAGAAGGCTTTGAAAGATATTATGAGTGGCTTAGTAATTCCCCATTTTGGTCTAAAAAGACAGTATAAGAACATCGGTGAAGAGTTGATTGATGCAACTCACCGTGCCCTTAAAGACGGTCAACTTGTTGGTGGTCATTATACCCGTTCGTTTGAAGAATGGCTTAAACATCGTACTAGAACAAAATACGCAGTAACAGTTCACAGCGGCACACAAGCACTTGAAATTATTGCAAGATATAAGAAAAAGAAACACTTAGAAACCTTTAAAAATAATCCTAAAATTTCTATTCCAAACTTAACTTATCCAGCAACGTTGAATTCATTGTTGACTGCAGGTTGGGATGTAGAGTTAGTTGACACAGATAAGAACGGTATTATTGAATTAGAGAATAGTATGAAGGGATACACGTGTGTCATGGGCTATGCAGGTCGTAAGCCTTGGCCTATTGCAGGATATGCTAGTGCAAATGCTGTTATTGTAGACGGAGCACAACATTGGTTAGTATGTGACGGGGATGTAGGTAGTGGTATGTCGATTAGTTTTGATCCCACAAAAAATTTACCTAGTTCAGGTAATGGAGGTGCAATTGTAACCAACGATGAACAATTATATCTATACGCTATAAAATACAGAGATAATAACAAACCCTACTTCCATGATGTAGGAACTAACAGTAAAATGAGTGAACAAGATTGTGCTCAAATTATGGTTAGAGCAAAGTATATTGATGAATGGCAGAAGCGTAGAAGTGAGATAGCAAAGTATTGGTGTGATGCATTTAGAGGACTTCCGCTAACTTGTCTATCAGACACAACTGATCCACACGCACATCAGAAGTTTGTAATGTATCTACCTGATAGAAATAGTTTACATACTCATTTATTGACTGATGGTATTGATAGTAAGATACATTATGAATATGTATTAGGTGACTTACCTACATCTAAAACTTTATCTAAGCCGGATATGCTAAGTACTAGTGTGATGTTAAGTCGAGGAGTAATTAGTTTACCAATATATCCTGAGTTAACAGATAATGAAATAGAATATATAAGGGATAAGGTAGATGAGTTTTTTGAAAAATAAAAGTTTTTGTACTATGCCTTGGGTACATATGGCTGCACACACCGACGGCAGCCCTAGATTGTGTTGCATGTCTAATAGGTTTATAAAAAATAATAAAGGACAAAATTTTAATTTAGGAAACGACACAATTTCAGAAATATTCAATAGCGATGATTTAAAACAAATACGCAATGACATGATAGAGGGTAAAGAAATTTCTGGGTGTGAATCGTGTTATGAAAGTGAAAAATATAGCGGAACAAGCCACAGAATTCGGTACAATAAGCAATGGTCATATCATCCTACTTTTAAAAACAAAATAAATCAAACGTTAGAAAATAAACCAGTAGATTCTACTATTGAATTTTTTGATATCAGATACGGTAACATGTGTAATCTATCATGTAGATATTGTTACTCGGAAGCAAGTAGTCAATATAATAAAGAGATTACCGAAATAACTAATACTAAAAATGTTAGTTTGTTTAACCCAATCAATACAGATTTTAACTCATGGTACGAAACAGATACATTTAATGAAAATATACACGCACAAATCCCTAACTTAGAAAAATACTATGTAGCAGGTGGAGAACCAACTATAATTGATAAAAATTATGATGTGATGAAATATATGGTAGACAGTGGGCACAGTAAGCATATTGAATTACAAATAAGTACAAATCTAACAAACACTAAAAAAGATTTTTATTCATTACTACCTCATTTTAAAAGTATTATATTTTTAGCAAGTATAGATGGTGTTGGACCCATACAAGAGTATATGAGATACCCTAGCAAATGGAATCAAATTGAAAGTAATTTAAAAAAAGTACTTTCAATGAATTTACCTAATATATTAATTACATTAAATCCAGTACTGCAAAAAGTAAATTTAGAATATATTGTTGATTTGTTAGAATATGCTGAAGATATCAATAGGCAATATAACAAGAGCATAGTGACAGTAGTTCCTATTATACTGTCACAGCCAAATTATTTTGATTTTTCTTATTTACCATTAGACTATAAATTGTATTGTTTGGATAAAATAGAAACATGGGTAAAAACAAAATGCAAATTTCAAAATCATATGTTTTTTTCTAGGCTTGACCATATAAGAAAAAAATGTACTGAAGAAACAGTTTATGATGAAAATTTAAAAGAATTCTTCAAATATATTGATATATTTGACCAACATCGAAATCATAATTTAGTAGATATAAACCCAACTCTGAATACATTCCGGTATAAATAACTATATGTGGATACTATCAATACTACCAGAAGCCGCAATACATATAATCTTTGGATTAGGTATTTTGGGCACAATCGCAGGATTCGTCTTAGGATTCATTCCTTTTGTTAAAACCTATAAACTAGCTATTCAGGTCATAAGTCTGTTAGTCTTAGTCTTGGGTGTATATCTAGAGGGTGGACTAGCTGACTATAAAGAGTGGGAACTTAGAGTCAAAGAGATGGAAGCTAAAGTTGCAAAAGCTGAAGCTGAATCTGCAAATAAGAATGTAGAAATACAGGAAAAGATTGTAGAAAAAACTAAAGTTGTCCGTGAAAAAGGTCGTGATATTATCAAGTATGTTGATAAATGGAATACAAAAGAAATAATTAAAGAAGTAGAAGGTCCTGAAAGAATTAGGAGAGAAGAAGTTATCAAGTACATTGAAAACTGTCCTGTACCTAAAGAATTCATAGATTTACACAATCAGGCCACTGAGTTGAATAAGGCGGCTACAAAATGAAATATCTTTTGGTTGTTCTATTATTAGCCGGCTGCTCTACAACAGTACCAGTAAAACAACAGTTTCCTAATCCTACACCTGAACTAATGAAGAAATGCGAAAGTCTTAGAAAAGTTGAGGGTGATAAGGTAGCTATTACTGAAATGCTTAAAGTTATTGTACATAATTATTCACTATATTATGAATGCTCAACCAAAGTAGACGGATGGCAGGACTGGTATAATGAACAAAAGAAGATATTTGAAAACGTAAAATAATAGCATATTATGAAGTACCTGATATTAGTATGTACATTGCTTGTTGGGTGTACAACCAACAAAGATTTTGAATTATACTTAGAAACGCAAAAAGCTATTAGCAGAGATGCTACCATGAGCGAAGCCGCACGTATTAGTGTACTGATTGATATGACAAAAAGTGCAGACAATCAAGTTAAAATGGAAGCAATACGCACTTTACAAGAGATACAACGCAGTAAAACCCCTATAGTTATAGAAGCCCCAAAGAAGAATTGGTTAGGCTTCTGATAAATACTATATAGGCTAGGATTTACAAATGACACAAGAAATTATCAATATTGGCGCAGTTCCCAATGACGGCGAAGGTGATCCGTTACGAACGGCTTTTCAAAAGATTAATAATAATTTCACACAATTATATAGTACTGGTACATTTACTTATGATGCATATTCATTTGGTAATACTGCTGGTCAAATCATATTTGAAACTCCTGCTAACTTGTTTACACAAGGAACATTTCAAATTAATTCAAATAATCCAGATACTGATGATAGTCAGAATATTATACTAAATGTAGCTATTTCAAATGATGTATCTAATGTTAAGTGGAACGGACATGGAACATTATTTTTCAATGACCCGGTCACTACATATAATATAGATTTAGTTGGTGGCAATGTTCGCATATTAGTAAATCCGTTAGCCAATGCTAATGTATATCATTTTATTGCCGCACAAATTACATTTAACAACAATATACCTGGCATGCCACTTGAACTTGAGGGGTTGTCAGGTGATGTATTAGGCACAGAAAATATAATTCCTATAACAACAGAACAACCGGCATGAGAGCAAAAGAATTTATTACCGAACAAAGATTAGATCAAGTTCACGATGGCTTAGACGTAGTAGCACCAGCTCTCCCCAACACGTATGTTATCCCGGAGTTAAAGAATAATGACTTCTATGCTTTATATCGTTTTGGTGTGGCGATTGCCGCGGTAAGAGGTGAAAGTGGTACTGACAATGTTCAAAATAGTTATAAGCCTGATTTTAGAGCAGAAACTAGTTGGGGTGAGCATCAAGTAGTGTCCTCTGAGTTTGACAAAGACATTGGTAATACTATTGACCAAGCATTAAATAAGGTTGGAAAATCCGGCAAGAAATTAGTAAGTACTCCCGGAAGTGATGAGATGGATGATACAATAACTCAGTCACCAATTAAAGGATTTAAAGGATATAAAAGATGAGAGCAACTGAATTTGTATCTGAAGCTAAAGTTGGTAAAATAGGAAATAGAAAACAAATGTCAACCATAGGTTTACACAAGTTTCGTGATGAAGATCGTGCCGATCGTGTATATGAGTTGAATAGAATAATGATGGCTGTGGCTGTAACCGATGGCACTTTTGTACCAGATATGGATGGTGAAAGTTGGGCAGGACGATATAATATTGCCGCACCCTACACACAGGAAGAAAATGATATGTTAATGATGGCATATAAAGCGGCAGGATCAGAATTTCACGATTTAAATAAAGGTGATCTAACTAGTAAAGAGTTGGATGGGACAAACACCCAAAGTACAGTAAAGCCATTCAAGGGTTACAAGAGAAAATAATTTCACTATCAATTTTGAGAATAAGTAATTATATCAAATTACAGGATTCTCAATGATTGATATTAATAACACGCTTGACCTAGTCAAATTAAAATTTTACAACGAATGGTTATATACGGCCCACATTTATGATGAGGGTGATAGTCAAATGCATGACAAACTAACTAGACAAGTTGTCACTCAGTATATTGACCCACTTAATTTACCTAAGAATTCAAAGATCATGGATATGGGTTGTGGCCCGGGATATTTTTTAGATTGCATGAAAGAGCGTGAGTATACCGATGTTACCGGTGTTACATTAAGTCCCGGTGATATCAAGATTTGTGAAGATAAGGGTCACATTATTAAAAAGTATGATTTAAGTTTTATTCCACAAAAAGATGGTTACTATGATGAAAGTGTTGATTTCATTTTCTTACGCCATGCATTAGAACATAGTCCATATCCTATTTTTAGTTTGATGGAATACAATCGTATATTGAAACAAGGTGGTAAGATGTATATTGAAGTGCCTGCACCCGATTGCGAACGTAAGCACGAATGGAACTTAAATCATTATAGCATTTTGGGGCAGAATCAATTAGCCGCATTACTAGTGCGTACCGGTTTTGATATTAATAAATTTGAAATACTAGATTTTGATATTGGTGGTAAAACTCCAGAAACAGGAGAAGATTTTACTGCTAAAGAGAAATTTTACTGTGTTCTAGTCACCAAGCAAAGACCATTAGATATTAAATGAAGTCTAAGTACCTCTATGTAATTTATCCGGGCGCATGTGGAGGTAATCATGTTTGTAATATGATTAGTTTATGTGACGGATTTGAGCAAAGAGTTAGTAATATCAAAAGACCTAATTACAAAGAATGGTTGTTAAGTCATTATAAAAAATACAATTATTTTGGAAAACCTCATTTATACGTCAATGCTCATCTTTCAAATCAACCAGATCATGTTGATAAATTGTATGAATTTGTTGATAAAGAATATGCATTAAACCCGAATGATACTTTAATCATTCAAGGTCACTTGTTCAACTTTTGGTCCGCAAGTTACAATGGTATTTTGGAAGAACTAGGGTCCGATTACAAAGCTATCGTTATGACTCATCCTCCTGAGAACTCGTTGCCATGGAAACGCATAGAAGCATATAGTTATCAATCTGATGTGCGAGAATATACACTCCCAATTAATATATGCAAAGGTCATCCAATTGGTCAACCTAAACAAATGACATTAGAAATAGACGAAAATAACGGATTTCAGTTAGATACAGTTAAATTCTTTACTCCCGAGGGAAGTCAGTATTTGCGTGAGTTATTGAAACAACACTTTGAAGTAGACTTGCCACTAGAAGCAGATGAATTACATTTAATGTGGTTTAAATGGATGGAACATATTTTGAAACCTGAAAACATTGAATATTGGAATAGTACACAATCAACTAACCCAAACTAAATACTCACTATGAGTAATACCCCGTCGTTAGTAAAAAATCCTTATACTAAAACAGTTTTCAAAACTGACAAAGAACTACAGGATTTTATCAAATGCTGTGACCCAGACACAGGTTATCTATATTTTATGGATAACTTCTTTATGATACAGCACCCCACTAAAGGGAGTATGGTGTATCACCCTTGGCCCTATCAAAAACGATTGATTGAAACATATCACAATTATCGTTATTCTATTAGTTTGATGCCTCGACAATCAGGTAAGTCAACTTCAGCGGCTGGTTACTTACTTTGGTATGCAATGTTTGTGCCTGACTCTACTATCTTAGTTGCGGCACACAAATATACAGGTGCTCAGGAGATCATGCAACGTATTCGTTATGCGTATGAAAACTGTCCTGATTACATTAAAGCAGGTGTAACAACATACAACAAAGGATCATTAGACTTTGAAAACGGATCACGTATCGTTTCAGCTACCACTACTGAAAATACAGGTCGTGGTATGTCTATTACACTATTATATCTGGACGAGTTTGCATTCGTTCGACCAAGTATCGCTAAAGAGTTCTGGACATCGATTACGCCAACACTATCTACTGGTGGTAAGGCAATTATCACAAGTACACCAAACAGTGACGAGGATCAGTTTGCGTTTATTTGGAAGGGTGCTAATAAGACTGAGGATGAATTTGGAAACACTACTGAAGTAGGAATTAACGGCTTCAGAGCATATAGAGCACATTGGAGTGAACAGCCGGGTAGAGATGATAAGTGGGCGGCTGAGATGAAGTCACAGCTTGGTGAGGATCGTTTCAACCGAGAAATTGGTTGTGAGTTTATTATTGCCGATGAGACACTAATCAATCCAAATACATTAATTGCAATGGAAGGCATAGAGCCTGTTAGTCGTATAGGGCAAGTACGTTGGTATGATAAACCCAAGAAGGGAAATATCTATTGTGTAGGACTAGATCCAAGTCTTGGTACAGGGGGTGATCCAGCCGCTATACAAATCTTTGAAGCAAATACTACTACACAAATAGGTGAGTGGAAGCACAATAAAACTGATATCCCTAGTCAAATTAAACTATTAGCACAGATTAACAAATACATAACAGAATGTACAGGTGAACCCAATAGTATCTATTACAGTATTGAATGTAATGGAATTGGAGAAGCCGCTATTGTATCATTAAACGAATACGGGGAGAGCAACATCCCGGGTATCTTTATCAGTGAGGTAGGTAAAGGTCGTAGAGGATTCAATACAACCAATAAGAGTAAATTAGCAAGTTGTGCTAAGTTTAAAACATTGGTTGAAAGTAAGAAAATGACCGTAAATAGTCGCAGTCTTATAAGTGAATTAAAAGCATTTGTAGCACATGGTGGCAGTTATGCGGCTAAAATTGGCGATACAGATGACTTGATTATGGCTAGTTTGTTAGTAACACGGATGTTACAGCAGTTGGGCGACTATCACTTTGATTTAGAAAATCAGATACGTGACCATGACGAAATGATAGCTCCTTTGCCATTTTTTGCCGTAATAAGTTAATACTTAAGATAAATATATTATCATGCCAATTAACTCAGAAACCCTTAACAAACAACTTTACAAAAGACTATCAAAATACAAGCCAAAACCATTGGATGCTAAAGGAAACGTTACTCCAGTAGAAGATGAAGCTGATGTATTCAAGTTTATCTTTAGTAAGGAAGGCGAAGATTACGGAACCGTTTTTGCTACAATTGATGACAATCATGCATTAACTGTTTATTATAGTGATGATGTAACCGAAAGCCCAGCCGGGTCAACTCCTGATATAGGGTATGATGATAGTTGGACTGGGTTATTGAAACAATTAAAATCTTGGGCAATGCACAATCAATTAAGTTGGAAATTAAAAGACAGATCCCATTTAGAGGGCGATATGGCCCGGAGAGACCACATGAACAAAAAAGACAAAATAGCAGAAGGTTACTACTCAATGGGTAGAAACAAAAGTTACAGCGATAATATACCTAGTGTTAAAATTGTTATTGAACACACTCGACAAATTGAAGAAGGTGAACAACGTTATCGTAACATCAACAAGATTTTCTTAGAGAATCAAATGGGTGAGAGATTCTTACTTGACACCAAGAAGCCCGGCATTGCACGTGTGTATGCTAGACATATTGCTGAAGGTGGTAAAGTTAATGATGACCGTTGGGGACACATTCAAAGTCTATGTGAAGAATATCAAAAGATGGCTGGCTTTGTTCGTGCTACACGTAACAATCAATTTAATGAGTCAGCACAGAAATTAGTTAATGAAGCAATTAATCACTATCAAGGTTTGCGTGAGTCATTAAGTAAGATGACTGGTAAGCGTGGTTACGAAGCATACTTTGAATCATGGACTCCACCATTAATGGAAGACGAAACAGATACAAGTAATTTAAATGAATTATTTGTACAAGAAACTTTAGATCCACGCATTGAAAGTGTAATGCCAATACTATCTAAGTTACAAAAGAACTTAGGTGAGATGAAGGAAGTTAGTGCATTAGCTGAATGGGCTGATAGCTTAGTTGAAGGCGAGGGTGGACCAGAAGCCAGTGAAGAACCAGTAGATGATGATATGGGTAACGACACTTTTGGTGGTGAAGATGGTGAAGATGCACCGGCTGATGATTTGTCTGAAGAAGAAAGTTTAACAAGCAATAACCCAATTGGCATTCCTGAAGGCGAAGACCAAAGTCCAGTAGCAGGTGCTATTACTCGCAGAATATTATCACAGCGTTCAGACTTATTAAAGAAATACGGCCCAGTAGCAATCATGCAAGCAATTGATGATGTTGCTGACTTTGTTGGCGATACAGAAGAAATTGGTTCAAGCGATGTTAGTGGTTGGATCAGACAAGTTGAACAAAGTTTGGGTGGATCTGATTCAATGCAAAATGAGGGTGAAGACGGTACTCCGCAGAGCCATCAAGCACAAACTACGTTGAAACATTTTAAGAAAGCTGGCTATGGTGATAGAGCAGATGCCGCAAACATTAAGCCTGGTATTGCAGGATATCGTGATAGAATCGATATGCTACAAAGAGCAGAAAAAGAAGGCAATCTTAAAGAAGAAGATATGGAAGAAGGTATAGTTGATACTCTTAAAAAGGTAGGCAAGAAAGTTGCTGACTATATAGCACCAGACGATGAGCAGTTACTAAAAGATTTACAGAAAAGAATGGGCATCCCAAAACATGCCCAACATGGTAAGCCAAGCATGGCTCGCAGTGAAAAAGACGTATCAGAAGATTTGGATGCTGACCAAAAGCGTGTAGGTCAATTAGGTCCAACTGAGAAAGTTAAAAATAACAATATCGGTAAACTAGTTGGTGCTAATGAAAACTTTATTAACACGGTTGACCAAGCTGTTGTTTCTGAAGGTGAAGCCAACTTAGAAAGAGCATTGAACACACTGCGCGGCAGTTGGAGTGGTTGGGAAAAGGATGACTCAACAGATCCAGACATTGAATCATACTGGTTTGATGATGGCGAAGGCAATTATTATGCCAGCGGTAGAATCGAACATAATCTAAAGACAGGTGAAATCACAGTAGACTATGAAGATGAATACGGTGAAGAAGTCAAAGGAACATTTGATTCAGTTGGTGCGGCAATGAATGCGTTGCGAGGCGGCTACCCAGCAAGTCATGGCGGCAAAGCTCCTAAATTTGACACATTGGGTGGTAGAGAATTAGCCGGCCCTGATGATTTATATAAAACTGACAAGAAGGGTAAAAAAGGAACATTGGGCAAGGCACGTATGGATACTATGAAGGCAAGCAGTCCATATCGTATGCGAGGTGGTCCTAAAGGTGTTCTACCGGAAGGACAAGAAGACCTCGATACTATTAAACGATTATTGGGTAAATAAGTTCACAAAAACCTCACTTAAAAGGTGAGGTTTACCATATCTGGCATAAATACATTGACAGGACGAGAAAGCAATGCTATACTCTCTCATCGTGTTAGTCATTTCATAGGGAAGTGGCGAATATAAAAAACGAGACCATCTCAATTTATAAGGAAATAAAATCATGGCATCATTAGCAGAAATTCGTGCTCGCATCTCGGCACAAGAAAACAAACAGCAAAAGGGTTCTAACACCCAATCTGATAACTCAATCTACCCCCACTGGAATATAGACGAAGGTACAACAGCCACAATTCGTTTCTTGCCAGACGGTAATACGAAGAATGAATTCTTCTGGGTTGAGCGTCAAATCATTAAGTTGCCATTCAATGGCGTTAAGGGCGATCCAAACGTTAAGCGTATTGACGTACAAGTTCCATGCATGGAAATGTATGGAGACAGTTGCCCTGTCTTGGCAGAAGTTCGTCCCTGGTATAAGGATGAGACATTGAAAGAAATGGCAAACAAGTATTGGAAGAAACGTAGTTATCTTTTCCAAGGTTTTGTAAAACAAAATCCATTAGGTGATGACAAGACACCTGCGAATCCTATTCGTAGATTTGTTATCAGCCCACAAATCTTTACAATCATCAAATCTAGTCTGATGGATCCAGAGATGGAAGAATTGCCAACAGATTACTTGCGTGGTCTTGATTTCAATATTAAGAAAACAAGTAAAGGTGGCTATGCTGATTACTCAACAAGTAACTGGGCACGTAAAGAATCTGCACTATCAGAAGCAGAGGCAGCGGCAATTGAAGCACACAGCTTATTCAACTTGGCAGACTTTTTGCCTAAGAAGCCCGGTGAAGCAGAATTGCGTATCATCAAGGAAATGTTTGAAGCATCAGTAGACGGTCAACCATATGACGTTGAACGTTGGGGTGCATACTATCGTCCATATGGTGTTGAAGCACCTGCAGGAGCGACAGCGGAAAAACGACCAGCTACTACTGAAACTAGAGCACCCGCAACAGCACCCGTAGCAGAGTCTTCAAACACACCTTGGGAAGATGACGCTGTAGCAGCCGCAGAATCAATTAAGATTCCAACAGCACAACCTGCAAGTGACAAAGCACAAGACATTTTAGCAATGATTCGTGCTAGGCAAAACAAGTCTTAATCTTAGTGGGGGCTTCGGCCCCTATCTTAGGAGAACACTATGACATTACCAGACGAAAGATATAGAGCCTTAAAGCAGGCTAAGAAACTGATGGAAGAATTATGTGATCCTGGCAGAACGCCAAGAGTACCTAGTTTAATCAGAGATCGGGCACGTGGAGCACTGCGTCATTTTCCAAGTGATTATGAACTTGATCGGATGGCAGAAGATTCCCCCGAATTGCTTGATAAAGTATCATTTAGTGATAAACTATACAGTAACGGAATACACAAATAAGGAATATAACATGGCAAAACTAACTAAACTAGCAAAAGTAAACGAATCATTTACAGTCAATCGTTATGATAACGGCTTTATGATTGAAGTCGGTGGACGAGACAAAGAAAATGATTGGAAAACCTGTAAAGTTATGTGCAATACTGAAGCAGAACTTTTTGAAGTAATCAAAGAAGCACTATCAATGGAAATGGATAGCTAAAATGGCAAAACCTTTTGACGTAAGTAAATTCCGTAAGGACATTACAAAAAGTATTGAAGGTCTATCAATAGGATTTAACGATCCTACTGATTGGATCTCAACAGGAAATTATGCTCTCAACTATCTCATTAGCGGTGATTTTAATAAAGGCGTACCTCTTGGTAAAGTTACTGTCTTCGCCGGAGAGTCAGGCGCCGGAAAATCGTTCATCTGCTCAGGAAACCTCGTCCGACACGCACAAGAACAAGGAATCTTTGTAGTCTTAGTTGACTCAGAGAATGCCCTTGACGAAGCATGGCTACACGCACTTGGTGTAGACACCGCAGAAAATAAACTATTAAAACTTAACATGGCAATGATTGACGAAGTAGGAAAAACTATTTCTATGTTCGTTAAAGATTACAAAGCACTACCAGAAACAGATCGTCCTAAGGTATTGTTTGTAATCGATTCTTTGGGTATGTTGTTGACTCCTACTGACGTTAATCAGTTTGAAGCAGGTGATATGAAAGGTGACATGGGTCGTAAACCTAAAGCACTAACAGCACTTGTTCGTAACTGTGTTAATATGTTTGGTTCATTGGGTATTGGTTTAGTAGCTACTAATCATACATATGCTTCACAAGATATGTTTGATCCAGATGACAAAATCTCAGGTGGTCAAGGTTTTGTGTACGCATCAAGTATCGTAGTTGCTATGAAGAAACTGAAACTTAAAGAAGATGAAGATGGTAATAAGATTAGTGATGTGCGAGGCATTCGTGCGGCATGTAAGATTATGAAAACTCGCTATGCAAAACCATTTGAAAGTGTTCAAGTTAAGATTCCTTATGAAACAGGAATGAGCCCTTACTCAGGTCTATTAGATATGATTGAGAAGGCTGAACTTGTTAAGAAAGAAGGTAACTCATTAGTCTATACTACACTTGATGGTGAAATCATTAAAAAGTTCCGTAAAGCATGGGAAGCAAATACTGACGGATGCTTAGACAAGGTTATGAATGAGTATAGTCAAAAGGCAGGAACAAAGATAAGTAATGTAACACCGGAGGAGGAGGTTACAGAATGAGTTTAGATTTTGTTACTGAAGTCTGGGATGCACTACGTTCTCACATTGATTTCCATGAACGAAGTGAAGCCGCAGACACACTAGTCAATTTATTGATTGATAACAACTACGAGGCTGATAGCATTAAAGATGCGTTCAGAGGAGATAAAGAAGTGCTTAATGCATTAAAAGGTTATGTTGAACAGCATGATGTTGAAGATGACTACGAAGAATACGAAGAAGACGAAGACCAAGACGATTGGAATTAAATGTCAAATTGGTATACAAGGATCACAGCTAATCTAGCGGTGATACCGGATTTCATAACACATTATGAAACCGAATTAAATTCAGCTAAACAAGAAGTAAAGGTATACGGCAATGTTGAAAAGAACATTGCCGCTATTCCCGGAATCACAGAACATCGTTTTAATCAACTACAAGAGATTGAAGCGGTATTAAACTATCTCAATATTCAATTACGGAAAATTCGCCGAAAACATTTTCAAAAATATTTAGAAGCGTATAATAGAGCATTGACAAGCCGTGATGCTGAAAAGTATGTTGATGGTGAAGATGAAGTGATTGACTTTGAAGTGTTGATTAATGAAGTCGCATTATTACGTAATAAATGGCTTGGTATATTAAAGGGACTCGACGCCAAACAATGGCAGATGGGTCACATTGTTAAACTCCGTACTGCTGGTATGGAAGACATATCGATAGGATAAACATGTCAAATAATAGCCCCTGGATAATAAGTGGTAGCGGCGCTGGTGGATTCAATATCGCAGCCGCAAGTCAAAATACAATTTCATTAACTAGCCTTGATACTACTCTTAGTAGTTTTGAATTTAATAATGATGTTAAAAAATACGAAGTCTATGAGATTAGTCAAGACCTTCTTGCGCTAAGTGTATGTTGGTCACGATTACGTAACAGTAGAGAAGAAAATCAACCCTTTATAACTATTACCAAACTACTAGATAGTGAGTTGTTTAAATTAGTTACGGAAGACGATATTGTTCGGGCTAATGTTATCCGTGATTACTATAGCAAGAAAATTATGGTGTGGAAACTTAAGAATATCAAGTTAACACAATTCCGTGAAGATATGAATACATTTATTCATAGCAATGGTAAAACATTCAAGGAGAACATGATGCCATTAGTGTATCGTCTCCCTGAGTTTTATGAGTATGATATTGAATTTGAAAAAATGTCATTTGAGTATAACAAGGAAGTCAAGCGCCAAGAATCAATACATGTAATTGAGAGAAAGCACTTGACCTTTATTAAGTCATTATCGGTTAATACAAAACGCCTTAAGAAAATTGAATATTGGTTTAGTGATAATCATAACAACTTGGTTCAAATGAATATTGAGACCTCTAATCCATTACATTCATTATTAGAAAAAGTAATTACAGGTAATATTGAACTTGTTGGTAGATATGTAATACGCAACCGTGATGGCTATGAATTCCTTAAAGTAGAAAAATATAAATTTGTCTAAAATTTGACAATAAATGGGTTTTCTGCTACAATAGAGTCTTATTCAGTTGAAAGGGATTTATGGGATATCGTGTTGTTGCTGACAAGTATCAAATGGACGAAATGCGTACAAAATACGGCCCACGTCAGGGTCTAGAAGGTCCGTTCAATTTCTCCGGAAGAGTGTTGTATTATGACAACAAAGAAGGCCAATACTATGATCCTAGATCCGACTTCTACGTAGAGCAGTCGGAAATGAATGAAATTCATGCTAGTTTGATAGCCAAAATTTGACAATAAATGGATTTGGGTCTATAATAGAATCTTAGACAGTAAAGAAAAGGACTTGTAAATGACTACAGAATTCAAATCTTGGGACGAGTTGTCAGAGTTGGAACAGGCTCAAGCTACATATTGGGATATGTATAAGGATGCACATGGTATTCGCCCACGTGGTGTTGATACTAGCACATGGGACCTAGAGACATTCCAGAAGGAATTCGCTTATCTGGGTAGCGTCATTGACCGTGAGGAAATTGCCCGCAAAGAGTCAGAGTCTAAGGCAGTTGTTGTTTTTGAGCAACGGATTCATACTTTAATTAATGCGGGTGCAAAAGACCGTGCTACTGCTATGCGCTGGATCCATGAAGCCGAAGAAACAGGCGGTGACAATGACTACCTTGCTTGGACACTGGGCTTGCCCTATCAGTATTTTCGTAAGGCCGCTTAAGGCACAAAATTTGACAATAAATGGCTTTGGCTATATAATAGAGTCTTATTCAGTTGAAAGGCAATCATAATGGCAATGAAGAAACAAGATTATCTAGTCAAAGAAATTTGGGCTGATGGTACTGAAACATTATGTATCACACGTGAATATGAAAATGCGTATCTATGGGCCAATACTACAAGCCCGCAAGATGCTGTGGCACTAACTGAAGAACGCTGGAAGATTATGGCACATGTATACGGGCAACATGGTACTATCATTGATAGGCCCGTATCGTTTGAGCTTATTGGACCGGTACCTAAGAAATACAGTAAAATTTATTGGTACCCCGGTGGAGGTTACAGTTCGCTTGTCAAAGAAATTTATTTGATAGAAGAATTAGAAGATATCAAAAAGTTGACAATAAATCAAAATGGGAATACAATAGAGACTTATTCATTTGAAAGGGACGCTATGTACGATATTGACACTTTTGTGAACACTAACAAAGCTAACATTGAATTTGATGATAAGTTTGACTATGACGAGGACCTGTCACAAGCTGAGTTTGAAAAGTCAGTTAAGTTTGACAAAATCAATAGTCAAGCATTTCCTGTATTAGTATACGAATTGAATACTAAAGCAGTAGCTTGGTATGACATTGAAATGTTCATGGGCCATGTACAATAATTTGACAATAAATGGCATTCGTGCTATAATACTTGTATTGATTGATTAACACACAGGAGAAACTATGTCAACGATTCGCATTCTTTCAGGTTCTTATCGCAAACAGCCAGTAGTCAATACAGAGTTTACATTGGTTAAAGGTTTTCAGACCGGTGCTAAAGGTGGTTATGTGACTGTTAAAAATGATGGTCAATTCGCAATCAACATCCCTGAAGTTAAGGTGCTTGTTGATAGTATCAATGAAATTGAATTTTTGAATGGAGAGCAAGTGTTAGCAAATACAGTAGAATTTAAGAAGGCTGAACAGCCGAAAGAAACAGAAACAGAGGCAATGGACCGTATTGCAACACGTTTTGAGGTCCTTGATGAAATGTCACGTGCATGTATCAATGGTGACATTCGTGCCATGATTGTGTCAGGCCCGCCCGGTGTCGGCAAATCATATGGTGTTGAAACACAAATGGAAAAAGCAAGTTTGTTTGACAAACTTGCAGGTAAACGTGTGCGTTTTCAAATTGTCAAAGGTGCTATGACAGCATTGGGTTTGTATACTCAACTATACAAATATTCGGACACTAAGAACGTATTGATTTTTGATGACTGTGATAGTGTTTTCACTGATGACTTGAGTTTGAACATTCTCAAGGCCGCACTTGATTCAGGCAAGACACGTAGAATTTGCTGGAACTCTGACAGTCGTTTGTTGCGTGACGAAGGTATCCCTAATACTTTCAACTTCAATGGTAGTGCTATCTTTATCACTAACTTGAAATTTGGCAACTTGAAGTCTAAAAAATTGCAGGATCACTTGGAAGCATTACAATCACGTTGTCACTTTCTGGACCTGACTATCGACGGTGATCGTGACAAAATGTTGCGTATCAAGCAAGTGCATCGTGATGCTGATGGTGGTCTGTTCAAAGACTATGATTTCAATGAAGAACAATCACAAATTGTGATTGACTTTATGTGGGAAAATCATACGAAATTGCGTGAAGTGTCCTTGCGTATGTGTTTGAAGATTGCAGACTTGGTTAAGATCAGTCCTAACAACTGGAAGAATCTTGCTAAGACAACTTGCATGAAAGGTGCTTGATATGCAAAAGGGTTTTACTCTCATTGAAATGATGATTGCAATTGTTATGGTGATGATTCTAGGAGCGGCAGTTGCCGGAGCAGTGTTCGGAACATCCTCTGAAAACACAATCAGCTATGGTGTAAATGGTATGACGGAAATTCGTTGTATTGATGGTTACAGATTTGTGATCGACCAACATGGACAAGCCCGTCAAGTACTTGATGAATTTGGTAAGGGCTCTCGTTGTGAGAATCCTAATTTAGGCAAACCAGGTTCATTCGGTAGATATTAAAGGTTAACCCCTGCAGTGTGCGTAACGGCAACGTCAATAAGTCCGTTTCGATAAGTTTCTTCTTGATTTTTTGGGACTTCGGTTCCTTTTTTCCTTTATACTTGCAAATGATTTAAACAATCTATATAATATAAAAATGGTAGAACTACAAACAGCAGAACATGTTGCCCACTATATGGTGGGAAATATTAGTCTTAGCAGATTTGATAAAAAGTTTGTTGAAAGCCTGCAGGTATTAAAACAAGTAACTACTAATCAAGTAGAATTATTTTATAAAATCATATACAAATATAGACGGCAGTTAGGTAAAAATGAATTGGATGCAGATAAACTAATTTATTTGCCATGGACCAGTAAGATAATTGAAAGTGCTCCGCAATATACTGACGGGCATGTATCAATTGAAGGTACTCAAATTATCTTCAAGTGTCCATATAACAAGAATTTTATTGATGCGTTTAGAAAAGAAAATACAAATGCATTTGTTTGGGATAAAGAACGCAAGCAGTATAGCGCAGAGTATAGCACCCATTCATTAAAATTATTAGTATATACGGCTAATAAGTTTTTCAAAGTGGTACACTATTGTAACATTGTCACTGGTTTACTTGACACAATAAAAGAGTACAAGGACGTTAAATATTGGCAACCTACACTTGTTAAAATTAATGATAATTTGTTTATTACAGCAACTACTGAACAATTAGATGACGCATTAGGTGATATGGTGTTAGACACTACACCAACTACAATATCTAAATTAGTTTATCATGGAGTGCATATTGATGAATCATTATATGACATTAATGATGAAAAGCAAACGTTCATATCCAATCGTTTTTATGAAATGGAAGTAACTGAGGTACTAAATATAGTACCCTGGCTAACAGAAATTGGGTGTGACTATGTAGTGTTTACTGGTAATAAAATATTAGCTGATATTAGAAAAAGTCTTAGAGACAGTTTAACACTTGCCGGTATACAAATTGACCTTGAAACTAAATGGCTTTATACTTCAAAGACTATAGAGGCTAATAAGTATAAGTTCCCGGTCGTATTTAGATTTAGAACCAGTAGAGATCCTAGCTACGATGAACCAATCAAGGCCGGCAAAATAGTACAGTTAGTGAATTCCCAACCAATAGATATTAAATGAAACAATGTAAAATTATAGTTAAGGATGAGGTCAATGTAAAAATTGAAGGACTCGAACTGAGTGAGCGCAAGGCACTTATGAAAATGTTTGAGTATGAAATACCCGGCGCACGTTATCTTCCTAGTGTACGATTGGGAAGGTGGAATGGTAAGGTTAGTTATTTCAGTTTAGCAGGCAGCACCTATATTAATTTACTAGAAGAAATATTACCTGTACTTGATAGAGCAGGGTATGATATTGAACTAGATGATACTAGAGATTACGCTACAACGTTTCAATTCACTGAAGTGACCGAAGAGACATTCAAACACAAGACTTGGCCTAAAGGTCATCCCATCGAAGGTCAACCAGTTGTATTGCGTGATTATCAAATAAGTATTGTTAACAACTTTCTAAAGAATCCACAATCATTACAAGAGATTGCTACCGGAGCAGGCAAGACATTGATGACAGCCACACTCAGTCACAGCGTAGAACAATATGGCCGTAGTATTGTTATTGTTCCGAACAAGTCATTAGTGACACAGACCGAAGCAGATTACATTAATCTTGGTTTAGACGTTGGTGTATACTTTGGTGATCGTAAAGAGTATAACAAAACACATACAATCTGTACTTGGCAGAGTCTTAACAATATGCTTAAGAAAACAAAAGCAGGTGAAGCAGAAGTTGATATCGGAGACTTCATTGAAGGTGTGGTTTGTGTCATGGTTGACGAGGTTCATATGGCCAAAGCAGATGCATTGAAAACATTGCTTACTGGGGTATTCTCTAAAGTACCTATTCGTTGGGGATTGACGGGAACTATTCCTAAAGCAAAATTTGAAGCACAGTCTTTGTTCGTTAGTCTAGGTCCTGTCATTAGTAAATTATCAGCAAGTGAGTTACAAGATCAGGGTGTGTTAGCACAATGTCACGTGAATATTGTACAACTGAAAGATGAAGTAGAGTTTAGTAATTATCAAAGTGAGTTAAAACATTTGCTTGAAGATACTCATAGGCTTGACGCTATCGCTGAATTGATTCTTAAAATTAAAGAAAGCGGTAATGTATTAATTCTAGTAGATAGAGTTAACGCAGGTAAAGAAATTGTTAGTAGATTACCAAATAGTGTATTTGTCAGTGGTGCTACTAATATGATTGACCGAAAGGAAGAATATGACGAAATTGCAACGAGTACGAACAAAATTATTGTGGCAACTTATGGTGTGGCTGCTGTTGGTATTAACATACCTCGGATTTTTAATCTGGTTCTAATAGAACCCGGTAAATCTTTTGTTCGAGTCATTCAAAGTATTGGTCGAGGAATTCGAAAAGCAGAAGATAAAGATTTTGTACAAATCTGGGACATAACCAGTAGTTGTAAATTTGCAAAACGACATTTAACTCAACGTAAAACGTTCTATAAAGAAGCAAATTACCCGTTTGACTTGGAAAAGTTGACTTACCGATAAAAATATGATATAATAACAACATGCGTATATTAACACTTGAAAACGAATTTTATAATTTAGAAACACTACCAGAAGAGATTGATGATCTCCGCTTTGCAATATTAGACAACAGTAATCCATCGAATGTAGATTATCATTATATTCCATTAATCTTTTTAGAATCATTTAGTGCCCCAGCACTAGTATTAAAAATTGGAGAAGCAACAATTAAGATGCCAGTAGATTGGCAAATATTGATTGGGGAAAAAGAACACGGTGACTTAGAAACATTACCTCTTACTAGTATCAATGACAGGGGGTTTAATTCATTTGAATTCAATCCACTAACTAGTTTCAGTCCTAGTTTCTTACCTATTGAAATTGTAGACATTTACCATGACGTTACATGGTATGCTCCTCGATTAAAAAATGGACAATTTTTATGCGTACCCATCGATGATGGTCCTAAGCCAAGATGCGTATACTTTGTTAAAGAGATTAGCCGTAACTGCGAGATTATAGATTATTCACAGGCATTCTAATGGCAACAAAAAAACCAGTAGTATCAGTTGATGAGAAATTAGAGAATCAAGACTTTGATTTGTTTGACGCACTTGCGGCACTAGATAAGAAAGACTATGGTTACTATGATAGATTGAGCGAGAATCAACGCAAAAAGTTTGTACCCTTCATGTTGATTCAGTGGATGAGTGCAGTTAAAGGCTCAGGCGATGTGCAGAACTATTATCTACAAAGCATTGACTATCATGCTAATAAGTATTTGTTCAATGAATATGTCTACAAGCATCCTAAACTACAATGGTTGATGTTATGTGCATCTAGCCCTGGATTAGGTAAACAGTTTCATCAATGGATCCCTAACATCAGTCTTAAAGTAAGCAGATTACAAGCACCAGCAAAGATTAAAGATATACGAGAATATTATAAGAAGATATATCCCAAAGCAAATACAAATGACATTGAAGAAGTGAGTCAGGTCTTTGTAGAGAACCACAAAAAGAAATGTCGTTTGGCAGAGTTGTTCCCTAACATGAAGCAAGCTGATATTGAAGTAATGAGTGAAGTTATAACGGACGAACAGATACGGGAATATGAAAGAGACCTCGGTAATTGATAAGCCAATGAAGTTTGGTTGTGAGTTTTGTAAGCGTGAGTTCCTACGTGAAAGCACGATAATGAAACACATGTGTGAAACCAAAGATAGATATTTAAACAAAGATAAACAAGGCAATCGTATCGGCTTTCAAGCATGGGTTCAGTTTTATAAAAAGAACACTGCAAGTAAGAAACAAAAAACCTACGAAGAATTTATTAAGAGTGCATACTATATTGCCTTTGTTAAGTTTGGTAACTATTGTGTTAATGTAAATGCAATCAATATCAGTAGGTTTGTTGATTGGTTACTAAAGAATCAAATTAAAATTGACAACTGGTGCAGTGATACAACATACACTAAGTACCTGACAGAGTATCTTAGAATAGAAGATGCGTTTGATGCGATACATCGTAGCGTAGAAACCTCAATTGAACGAGCAGAGAAAGATAACATACAGCCCAGAGATTATTTGCGCTATGGCAATGCAAACCGCATATGTCAATTGATTACTATGGGAAAGTTTAGTC